GTATGCGAAGTACAGCGGGACGGAAGTGAATGATAAGATCGATTTGGGACCAATGGGATGTAATGACATTGATTCCAGGACCATCAGTGTAATGATGGGGTTATTAACGACGTTAATATCGTTATCACGGAAGGCAGATTGATTCCAGGTAGCTGAGGCGTTTATTGATTTCCATCAAGGCATGATCCCAGGAGCAAGTGGATTCTGATGCTGACTGGTGGATATCAAGCCAATGTTTGGCGTAAGGGTCGTGGCTGGGTAGTAATTCTAATGCTTGGCGGATAGTTTGTATATCTTGATAGAATTCACGAGTGTCATTGACACCTGTTGCGATAGCGTGCAGTGCAACGAGTGCTTGTTGCTTCAGATTGGGGTCCATAATAGGTTAAATGATTTCAAGGTTACCTTGATGATCAAGGCTGACGAAGATATGAGCAATATTTGAGCAGGTTACCAGTTGCATGGCTTGTTTATATTCGGTTGTTTCTAGCTCGGGGTATTTGGGCTTGTATTCCATTGATTCGGGTTCCAGGTAGTTGCAATCTTTATCACCAAGGTGAAAAGTATTTAATGCTTGGCGTGCTTCTTTGAGTTGAGAGTGATCAAGTGCGAATGAGATGGGAACTTTGAAGGTTGCGATAATTGTCATGGGTGATTAGCGAAGGTGACTACTGTGCCAAGGGTCGTGCCGGAATCGAACCGACTTTCTAGGTGCGTTGTCCGCCTGTCCTTACCAATGGACTACCGACCCATGACAATTTAGTGGAAGCGACTACTTGTTGTCGGGAAGTTGTTCAAGGGCGCGGCGGATGGTGTCTATGCCCTTGTCGCTAAGGAAAGGCTGGTTTGCTGGATCATGATTAATCAACGCCAACGCCTGCTCCTTCAAGCTCGGCGCCTTGGGGCGTCGTGCGGCGCAGAGTTGCCGAGATTCACCAGACCAACCTTCTAGATCTAGCCACTCACAGCACGCCTCCAGCTCAGCGTCTGCTCCTGCTCTGTAAATATCTTCAAACATTGCATAGAGTGATCTCCCTTCTTCAAACTGTTCTGACCACCTCTGGATTAGCTCCGGTGGTGGAGTGATGGGGTGTTGTTGTATCATGGGTGATTAGTGATAATGGTTACTGGGTTTCAAGCTCATCGGCGATGGCAAGGAGTTCTTGTCTCACATCATTTGTTTTTGAAAACAGTGCCCAAGCATAACCAAAGTCAATGGTTGGACCAATAGATTCTTCTGTAGGCTCTGGTTGCCACGGAACCACCTGATTCGCAACAGCTCGCAAAGCGGAAGCCAGGGCGTCTGTGTTGTGATAATTGTGCTTCCAGTCATGTAAAGAGTTGTCCTCAGTAAAAGCATCCAGCACTGCTTGTGCAGCGGGTGAAAGTTCAGACATTAGCCGTCCAGCTCTTTTACGAGTGTCTTAAGGGCTTTGTATTGCCCCCATGTCAGACCAAAGCGTTGTTCGCCGTTACTATTAAGGATAACATCGAAACCTTCACCGTTATGCCACATTGACATTTCCATGAAGTCATCTCCGTTAATGGTTACGTCATAGTCCGCCAGGGAGACAAAGGCTGATTCGAGCTTGTAGCGCTCGATTTTCTTGGTTGATTTCTTGTCAGACATGGGATTAGAAGTGATTACTGAGCATCGAGGCAGAACAGTTTGCGGATCCGAGCCGCTTCCTGCTCGTAAACGTTCATACCCTCAAACTCGTCGATGCCTGTAAGACGGCACATTTTTGCAAGATCCCATCGAAGACTGTCATTAAATAGACGTTCGTAAAGAAACTCTCTGATTTCGGTTTTGTGTTCGCGTTTCATTCGGGCAGTTGTTCAAGGGCGAGGCGGATGTAATGGGCGGGTTCTGTTATATCCATTGAGTGAGCCGCACCATCGAGTAGGTGCGATAGCGCCAGTAGCGCCTTCTCCTTTAGGGTTGGCGGTTTGGGGCGGCGAGCAGTCCAGATGTCTTCGGCTAAGCGAACACGGTCGCTAGTTTCATCGATATAGAAAAGTCCCGCTCCGTCAATAATTTCCATGCGACACGCCTCCAACTCCTGGTCTGCGCCCCATTGAGCGGCGCTGGTGGCCAGTTGCTGCTTCCATGATGTGGATTTATCGTCTATCGCGTCATACCACTGTTCCACCAGCTCGGACGGTGGGATAACAGGATGTTGCTTGATCATGTGTAATTAGCGACAAGGGTTAAGAAGCGTAAAAATCGCCCAATTTCAATGGGTAGCCATGTTCATCAACTTCGTCATCTGATTCCAGGTGGGGCGGCGGGACAATTTGCATTAACAGTTGATCCTCTTCGATCAATCGCTGCTTGTAACCCCATTCTGCAGCCTTTAGGATGATTGTCAGGTGATCACCGCGAGCGGCCTTGCACCATTTTTGGATCAACTCAGGGGGTGGTACCAATTCAAGCATCGACATTCTCCGGGTTGAAACTTTTGATTAGCAGTTCCCAATTTTCGTCCAATTGTTTTTCGGCCCAGCCCCAGGCGCCATGTTCCATTCCGTCGATGTCTGCAGCATCGATTTCTTGGCGTATCAAGTGTCTCAATAACTCAATTTGCTCTCGTTTCATGGGATTTAATGTGAGCGCATCCGGACCTTAGCAAGAAATTAGACGATCGTCAACTATTTTGGTGATAATTGATACATTTCCTGGCCTTGAAACCTTAAGAAATTGTTTATTGCGCTACATATCTCGGGTGACGTGGGACCCTAGGGTTATATATATAAGGTGGGGTGTGTTGCAATGGCTGGGCATCCTGAGAATTCACCAGAAATCAACGAAGTTATTGAATTCGTCGAGAAGCAGCGGACGTGTTTTGTGTGGTGTGAAGGATGCCAAATGGAACGAGTAATGAATAGTGTATATATCCCTTATATACCTGACGCGACAATTAAGGAGTGCCGTTTTTGTCGTGATGTAAAGGTCATTGATTTCGGCGGTTAATCGGAAAACTAAGAGGGGCCTAGACGTGAATGAATGGCATCACCACTACTGCCATATATCAATTCGCGGTTGTTAATTGAATCGCAGGGTGGTATCACAAAGATTGACGGGCGTATCGAGTGTACGCAATGTCAGAAGTACCTCGTTAAGCTATTTTTAAAGCGGATGCAAGGCGTCACAACGGACAGTGGCGCCAAGATGATCCCAACACCTGCCAAAGAGGGCAAAGAGTTCCCTGGGGCCGCTGGAGAGGCGTATACGTACCGTGGTTTCAGTCTGTTATATGCGGAAGTACCTGATACGTACAATTTACGTACAGGAACAGACAGTGGTCTCAGGTTTCAAGAGATCAAAACACAGCCATCTTGGATGTTGCCTGGTCGAACTGGGCATTTAAAATTTGGTTCCGACCCGATTTTATATGTTACTGTTGGACGCAGCAGTGGATTATTTGGTGGAAATGGTATTGATGATACCATCTACAAAGAAATTGGTGGCGTTATGGTTGCGTTGATTGGCGGGGAACTGCAAAACTGATGACAAAGCTAGACTTAACAGGCAGAGATTTTGGACTTGATAAATTTGACGGGAAAAAACTTACCATTAGCGGAGCAATTGGTGGACCGGCATTCAAGGCAACGGTCGACAAAGTAGATACAAAAGCAGCAATTGATCAAATCCAAGATGTTCATCGAAGAACTCTGCAGCTCAGTGCCAGTCGCTTAGAGGTATTACTTGACAGTGCCATGGCTTCAGGTATATGGGGTGAACTTGGTGACATCATCGATTCAGGTGACCTCAGGGATTCTTTGTCTGTGATCATCGAGGGTGATGATATTGGGGTGTCATACGACTCTCCGTATGCAAATTTAATTCATTATGGCGGATATATTGCGCCATATGGCAATAAAAACATCGATAAAGTGTACATTCCAGGCAGGCCATGGGTTGAATCGGTGTTCCTGGGTAATGGCCCCGTTGAATCGATTAATGTACCCGCAATATTTGAGGAAGCAATCAGATCTTCATGATTGGCATACTAGTCCGCTTAATGGACCAGTATGGCTAAGCTGCCGTTTGTTGTACAGCCAAAATTAAAGCCAATCGTCGAAAGACTTGGTACCGAAGAATCGGGTATCATCGAGATTGAGCGGCGTGGATATCTGACAGGCGCAGAGAAGACGTTTGTACAGCAAATCCAGCAGCAGGATGGTGGTACGCTGCAGTTGGTGGCATTATCTCGTCGCATTTCACGCGAGAAGAAGATCCCCCTGGAGAAGGCATACGGGATTCTTGTTGGAATCTTGACGGGCGAAGCAAGCGGCAAGGTTGCAAGTGATATCGAATCAGATTATGCAGAGGATATCCAGATTGCGATCAACAGCATCAGCGCTTCTCGTACCAAGGAGGAGTTGATCAATGCTGCTTGTCTGTTGATTCATCGGGTAGATTCGAATATCGGCATGGATAGTGTCGTTGAACTGCATCCTGATCTGATTACTGCTTTGGCGAATTTATACAAGGATGAAGAAACCAAATCAGTTGAAAGATTAATTGCAGCCCAGGAAGAGAGTGTCCCACAGGAAATTAATGTAGATGAAATCGAAAAAAAGCAAGAGACCCCAGCAGTCTGAATATCCCGTTTGAAGAGTACTATTGGGCGCTAAAGTACGAATTTCCCGGTGACCCGGATTTCTACCGGGAGAACTACTGGGATTTGCCGTATGATTATATTGTAACGGCAGTACGCAACTTGTTTAAGTTGCGACAGCGTAAGTTGCATGAATACGAAAGACCGATTGCTCTGTTGGCGTCACAGACAGCAGAGATCAATCGAAACCGCAAAAAGAGGAAGAAGCCTTACACGATTGATGAGTTTTACTTATATAAAGAAAAGGGCGACCAAGACTTACCCAGCTCCAGATATGGTGCCGCTGCAAAACGGCTCATTGAGATGGGTGTATTCCCTGTTTGGGCGCTATTTATCTACAAGGACTTGATTTCGCAGGCAGATGATTCACTGCCGCCAGAGGATCTGGCGTTGGTGGCGGAAGACGCAATCATCCTGGCACCCACTTACGAGGGCTTTGAATGCCACGGCATGTTGATTGCCATGGAATCTGCGTCAGATCAAATCAGACGGTTCTCAACGGTTCATGGGGACTTCATCGAACTACGGATGCCGACATTGAACGCCAAGGTCAGCGCAATTGAAGATGCTGTGATTAAGCTGCTGAAATAGGACAGAAAGGTGCTGTCCCTAGTTCATTGGCCCACAAGGAGATGACGCGACTTTCGCATTCATGCTCTGAGCAGACGACATTGCAATCAGATGCTAGCCATTGCCTGATGCGCCATTCTCTGTAGACACTATAGAACTCTTGCCTTCTGTACCAATCAATCCAGTCTTCTGACCCTTTTGAGTGGTTGCATTTCAGGCAAGCGGGCGTCACATTACTCGTTTTGTCCGAGCCGCCCTTTGATTTGGGCCTGACGTGATCAATTGTCAGGCTAGCGTCATCAATTGGCGGATTACCACAGTATGCACATTTGTTGTCCCATGCCTCCTTAATAGATTGTCTCCAGATTTTGCGTGCTTCTTTTCGTGTTAGGGCCGACATGTTATACAGATAATCAGATGAACATTCGTACAGGGGCAAAGAACCCTGCAATGAAGGCCGAAAAGGCATGTTGATTACTGTATTGTTGACTTAATTACCGCACTAGATCTAGGATTCAGCGTCGTCATAAATCTATTGCAGCCGTCGATTTATAGTTCCTTGCTGACGACTGGAATGTCAAGGTAGGAAATCTATAATAGGGTTCTTATTGGGCGTTGTGGTACAGGCAAAAGCTAGCTCGCCCCTTGTTATTTATAATACATTGATTGCCGATACGACATTTATGTCATATGTCGGCACATATACCTTTACGGATGGAACGACAGAGGACGCAATATCCATCATTACTCCCGGCCAGGCGTTACCTCAACTGGACAGTGTAAGCGGCCTGGAGGTCGTTATTCATGATTTGGGCATCATTGGTCGCCAAGATTATATAGATGGGCTTTCTGACCCCGTAGCAACGTGGAAAATGTACTTGATTGCATGGGAAGGTGCCACTGGTTCTAGTATCAATACGGCAGGTCAGTATATTATCCGTCGATTTGGTGGTTCAAATATGATTGAAATCTCCAGTACGGGTACAAATATCGGTGCTTTAACTCAAAGCTTGATCTTGATTCCTAGTAATGGTGGAATTTTTTAATTCAAGGTAATTCGTAGTATACCGTTTGGAACTCTAGGTTAACGGGGTTCGATTCGCCCCGGAATTGTCCCTTCGTCCCGGATGATCTCCGGCTGGACCCATAGCAAACTATAGTGCAGCCTTTGGTTACGATGTTTATATCGTGCCCCTTGGTGTTAATGACGTTGACACCTCTTTCACTGGTGTAACTACTGGCGTTGGTTCCAGTGGCGGTTTTATTAACCTGGGTACCGCAAATGCTAATGTGATTGCGGCCAATGCCACCGTGGCATACAGCAATGGCATCTTCACCGTTGCAGGTTCGCCTTTTGCAATGGACGGCACTGATGATATCGCCCGTCTGTATGGTCTGACCAATGCTTCCCTGGAGACCGACACCAACTCCGAGGAAGTGGTGACCTATGACTCGGACACCAAGGGCTTCAACCTGAGCATCCCGACCTCCAAGACTTGGAGCGTGTCGCTGGCTGGCGTGGCTGACTTTAAAGATGCTGGTTACCAGATCCTGCGCTTAACCGAGCAGAACACCGTTGCTGACGCTCTGCGTGTGAAGTTCGTGCGCATTGGTCCCACCGGCACCGATGAGACTGTGTATGGCTACGGTACGCTGACTGGATACACCGAATCGATTGAAGCTGGTTCAATTGTGTCCTGGGAAGCAACCCTTCAGGGTTATGGCCCGTACCGCATTGACCTGGACGTTAACGCCTGAGCTTTGCCTGGTGATCCGGCCCCCAACTGGGGGCCTTTTTTATTGGAATAATGGACTTTACTCGGCACTCTAAACGTAGATTATTGCTTCCACAACCAGGATGGCAAAAGGCGACCTCCAATTCGGTTTAACTATTGATGGTGGCGCTGCCGAACGGTATGTACAGCAGTGGGTTAGCGATGTAAAGAATCAAACCAAGCAGTTATCCGACGAGATCCAGAAAGCCCTTGGAGGGCCTCCGATCAAGAAAGAGCTGCAAATTATTACAACAACCGACGAAAACGGAGTCAAAAAACAGGTAACTCAGCTTAAAGAAGTTGGCAGGATCACTGATACAATTAACCAGCAATGGGTTAATGCCAACAAGTTACAGGACGGCAGTGTAACGAGACTGAGGCAACAAGTAAATGAAGCGAAACAGGCCAGAGATGCAATCTCAAAAATTGGCAAATCTGCCGATGATTTAAAAACAAAAATCAACAGTATTAACCCTGCTTGGGACTTAGCTAATCAAAAAGTAAGAGCACTTAGTAGGGAACTTGAAATTGCCAGTGCCAGCAGTTTCTGGCAACGAATAAAGGCAGAATTTAACCTTGGGCCGATTGTTGGTGCTGGCAAGGCTCTGAATGAAATCGTTAATACATTCCAGAGTTTATCCATCGTCGTTGGCCAGTTAACTGCGCCAATCATTGCATTATCAAATGCACTAAACGAGATCCAGCAGATTGACTTATTATTTAAAGGTATTGGTGGCGGCCCCGCTGAAATTTCTAAGATCTTCGCTGATTCTTCCAGGATTGCGCTGGAATATGGCGTTAACCTGAAGACGGTTCGCGAAAGCTTTACGCAATTAACTCCTGTTATTCTGGCAAGTGGTGGTTCACTTGAAAACGTAAGTCAGATCACCAGTGCATTATCTTCGCGTTTTGCGACGTTTGGTCTTAGCGCCGACAAATCAAGGCGTGTGATGAATGGTGTCATCCAAGCTTTCGGTAAAGGAAAGCTGATGGCTGAAGAATTAACTCAGCAGATTTCTGAAGCTGATCCAGCCTTTAAGACTGACTTAGCGAATGCGATTGGCGTTACTGTCGCTCAATTGGGAGAGATGGTCAAGGCGGGCGAGATTACGTCTCAAGTCTTGCTGGAAGTCCTGCCATTGCTGGCTAAAAATTCAGTTTATTTTGGCAAGTTAGGAACCTCTGCCACCTCTGCAGTTGCTGCCCTAGGCCGTGGCCAGGCTACGATTGAACAGGTTAAAAACCAGCTAGCAACTCTTAGTCAGCTTAACCTGGAATCACTGGCTGGCCTTTTTAAGCCCTTATTGGGTGCATTCCTGCAAGTTCAGGCTGCTGTTGTTGATTTTATTACAAATCTTAGAAAGTTAGAAGTCGTCAAGAGTTTGATTAGTGTTGTTAATTCACTGGCTGTTCAGTTGGCCGGGATTTTCACGGCATTTACAAATGTAATCATCATAGTTGGCAAATTCGTTGATCCAATTTTTGCTGCAATCAATGCAGTTGATGATTTCAGTCAGAAGCTGGTAGGCTTTAAAGTTTTATCTGCAGCAGTCGCAGCAATCATAACAGGACTCCTGATTAAATCCATTGTTGGGTTAGCTGCTACGGCTATACCCAAGGCGATTACTGGTATCCAGGGGCTTGCAACGTCTCTTGGCATCTTGAATGGCCAATCCTTGATGCAATTTGTAACAGGCATCGCGAATGGCGTAAAAAGCATGATTGCCTGGATTGCTAGCGCTGGTCAGACAATTGCTGCAAATATTGCACAAGCTGCGAGCTATAAGACTGTTACTGCCGCAGCGTTGGCTACCGCTGCTGCCAAAGAGGTTGAAGCAAACGCAGGTAATCTTGCATCTAAGGCGGCTGCTAATGCAATCAGGGCCAACAAAGGTGTTGAATCTTCCCTGAACGCTGTTGATGCTGCTTCTGGAGCCGCCGCAGGTGGCTTTAAGTTGACTGCCGGTGCTGCAGCCGCTGCTGCGGCTGTCCTTGGCGTCGTAGCGTATGCATTTAATACATACAAGACAATCACCGAGCAGGGAGATACTGCCGCAAAGAACTTTGACGAAGGATTAAAGCAGCTCAGGGCAGAAATGGCTGCGACTGGCACTGAAGCGCAGAATGCCGCTACCGACACAGAGATGTTTGCCAATAAGTTAAAAGACTTAGCGGCTCAAACCAGAGACAGAAATGTATTTGATGTTGTAGTTGACGTTGTATTCATGACAGACATGAATACAGCAATAGCTGTATTACATGCAAAAGCTGAATTAAACAAGAGATTCAAGGATCTTGAGAAGAATGTAGAGGGCACGAAGCAAAGGCTTCAGGAGTATAATGCTGCACAAGACAAGAGCGGAGCTGGCGCCAGGGCGTTAAAGCAGGAGATCTTAAATCAAGTTAAGGCTTATGATCTCTTGATTCAGGAAGCAATCAAGGCCAGAAATGAATTAGCACAAAAGGCTGCGACAAGTGGAGCGGGCTTAGATCCCAAGGAAATTATTGCTCTGAAGAAATTCCAAGAAGACATAGAGAAATTCAGAAAAGCCAGGGATGGCTTAATTGAAGAGACCCAAGCAAAAGGCATTCAATTAGATGTAAAGCTGTCGACTGAAGGTGAAGAACAGGTCATCACGACGATTGCCGGAATTGATGCAGAGCTAAAGAGCATCAAAGAGACCACTACGGTTGCCAGGATAGGGGAGGAAGGAGCAGAAGAGACAGAAAACAAGATCAAAGGTTTGGATGGCTTATTGAAATTCATCCAAGAAAACCCTGTTACTGTTAAAATCAAAGCCCAATTTGATATTGACAAGGCTGCAATAGCTAGTCAGATTGAATACGGTCAAGCAATGATCGAAAACACTCGCTCCAGAGGCGAGCTGGAAGGATCGATCTTTGGCATCTACAAGGCACGTAATTCTTTTGCGATTCAAACGGCCCAGGAAGAGTTGCAGTCCATGAAGGACCGCAAAGTTAGCGCCGAACAGATCAAACAGAAGGAGAACGAAATAGCTCAGCTCAAAGATAACGAGCGCAAGATTGAACAAGCTGCAATTTTAAAGAAATTGCAGAACATTGGAACAGAGCAGCAACTAGAAAGACAGGTTCTTGAGTTAAAGCAGCAGGGTCAAAGACTGGAAGCGCAAATGGCAATTGATGCTGCAAACCAACTTGCGATTCAAGCCAGAATTGCGGAGCAAATTGCAATCCAAAATAAATTAAAGGCACAAGCAACTAAGGATCCAACTGATGACGCACCTGCCGCAAAACTAGTTGATTATGCAAAACAGTATGTCGAATACGCTGACAAGGGAGTAAATTCAGCAAAGCAGCGTTACAATACATTAACTCAGACGCAAGCTCTGGAAAAAGACACCTTAAACAACCAACAAGCTGCTGCAAGAAATAACTTGAATGCACAAGCGGCTCAGGTTGGATTGAATTCAACTATCGATAAAGGTGCTCAATCTTATGGGAACTTGAATAAAGAAAGTGCTGGATTCATCAGTGCTGGCGGAAAGACCGTTCAAGTATACAACGAATTAGGCAATGAAATTCGTCAAACCGGTCGCGATGCAGGCACTTTAGGGCAGCAGTTGAACAGCCTACCTAGAGACCAGTCCTTAAATATCGGTCTTGACGCAAATCTTGATCCTCAATCCGTCAACCAGGCAGTCTCTGAGGGTCAGGCTGCACTTGATCAGCCCGGCAGGCAATTAACGACACCATTGAAGCCTACCGTTGACACGGTTGGTTTCTACAATGAAGTCCGCCAAGCTGTTCAAACAGTTCAATCTTCTGACGCCACAAAAGTTTCGGCTCAATTAAAAGTTGAAGGCCAAGAAATGGCGGCGGCTTCAATCCAAAGTCTTTCTAATTCTGTCGAGGATTACAAAACAAAAGTTGAGACTGCTAATCAAGCACAAGGTCAACTCAATACTGCAATTTCTAATTACAATGAAGCTCTAAAAAGCGGTGATCCTACCAGGATTCTAGAAACAGCAGGAGCTTTAAGCTATCAAAGACAAGTAGTGGAAGCCGCTAATATTGACCTGCAAAACGCCAAGGCGAATCTGCAAGATGCTGATGCGACCGCCAAAGTTCTTGGCGTTAACATTGGTAATGTCGGAACTCAAGCCTCAAATGCATCTCAGCAAATCACCGGGATCGGCTCGGCGATTTCCACATCAGCCAATGAAATCACAAACTACACATCACAGCTAGAAAATTTCAGCACAAGTGCATCTCAAGGTGTCCAAAATGTCGGGACTGGACTGAATAGCCTGAAAACAGAAGCACAGGAGTTTGTTAATACCTTATCAGGTGCTCCTCAAGCCTTTGGTGAAATCGGTATTGCTGCTGGTGAATCGGCCAATGGTATAAACGGTATTTCAGAGAATTTGGCGGGCGTATCAGAGAATGCAGAGAATGCGGGCGACGCCTTTATGAGCATCTCCACTGGAGCTGGTGAAGCCGCAGATGCTGTTGATGATATCCCAAGTTCTCTTGAAGGTGTCGGCGATAGCGTCGACGGATTAGCCGGATCATTCTCCGATGCTGCTGATTACGCGGGACAGGTAGTCGAGTCTGGTTTTGACGGTGCCGCAGAAAATGCTAGCATTGCTGGAGACGACTTCAGCAATAGCCTAAGCACTGCCTCGACTCAGGCTGATGAAATTTACAGCACATTATCCAATATTGATGGATTAAATCCAACGGTTACCGTTAATGTCGTTGGAACCCCTGGCCGATTTGCTGGCGGCCCAGTCGATTCTGGCCAGATGTACCGAGTCAATGAACTCGGCAAGGAAGCATTCTTATCAGCAAGCGGTCGTCTTTCGATGATTAACAAGCCTAAGAATGCACTGTGGAGGGCACCATCTAGAGGTACTGTGATCCCCGCGCATTTAACCGCTGGTCTCTCTATCCCAAGCAGTGGTGTCAGCGTTGCAGCAGGGGCTTCTAGAAGGGTCTCCAGTGCAGTCTCTAACATGTCCAGCTCTGCTTCTATTGCACGGGCTGTAACACAGGCCCTGAGGGCTTCTGGACTGCTTGAAACTAACAACAGCGCAGCCGCAAACCAGGCAGGGCAAGCGGTTCAGCTTGGAAAGCTAACGCATGCTGTTAACAAGCTGGTGGACAAGGATTGGAACGTTCAGGTAAACGTTAAAAATCCAAGTCCGTCCGCTTATGTTAATATGATTAACAGACTGTCATGAGTATTTCAATTGGCGGCTTTACCTTTAATCGGTTAATAGCGCAGCCATTTGGCTACGAAGAGACTGAGACTTCAAGAGGTTTTACAGCAAAAAGATGGGCAATATCTGGTCTTGCAACGCCCGCTGAGTGGGTCACGCTGCTTGGGGTATATGATACTTGGCGCGATGCCCGTATAACAGAAGACGATCCTGTAGTTTCTAATAGTACAGGTACAACCGTAACGTTTTCCGGTACCGGCGCAGGTGGCGTAACGTGGAATACACCTTGCTGGTTCTCCACGGCGCCTCAAGGTACCCAGGACGGTATCTACATCTCTATTTCGGTAGAGCTTGTAGACGCAGCGCAAGCCCTTGCAGTCCTAAAAGCAACTGCTACAAGCTCTAGCTCGACAACGACCTTAGCTGGTACTGTTACGATTGGAGGCGTTAGTTTCTCCAGAATGACCGCCCAGACTTCTGGGTACGATGAAACAGATACTCGAAGAGGCTTTACGGCAAAGAGATGGTCAGTTACTGGCCTACTGACCAGTGCTGAGTGGGCTTCTTTATTATCGGTTTATGATAGCTGGAGAGATCTGAAGATTGCAGAAGACGACCCTCTAGTAACCAATAGTGTCGGAGCCACGGTTGCTATTAGTGGTGCTGGCGTAAATGGTACAAATTGGTCTGCGACTTGCTGGTTCTCTGGTGCTCCCCAAGGTGATCCAGACCAGTCCGGTTCTTATATCTCAGCCTCGGTTGAACTTGTCGATGCTACGCAGGCTTTAGCGGTTCTGGTTGCAGCAAATGCAGAAGACGGCGGCGGCGGGGATATACCACCTGATCTTGGGACAGTCACGGTTGGCTCGGCTGTCTTGACACTTAAAAAGCCTCGTGAGACTTTTCAGTCTGTTCCTACGCTTGAGCTAACTGCGGCTGGTACATCTTATATTACTGGTCCAAGGAAAGCTGTCGAAGTAGAGGACATAGAAGGGGAGACTGACGAAGCAGGATGGAACGCTGTCAGGGATTGGTTTAAAACTACGATGGAATCAACTCCAGACGCGGGAGATTGGTATCCCATAAGTGTCCCAACCGCTTCTGTTGAACGCCGTATCGTATCTGGTAGCCCACAGAATATTTATACAGTTTCTTTGCAAAGAGCCAAAGCAAGATGACAATTGATATTCGGGCTAAAATAATTTCCAGCGCCGGAGAGGTTATTAGCGGAGAAGTAAGCGATAGCTATTTACCAGATGCTGGTCTTGTTTTTACTACAGGGTCGATTATTCTAAGCGGAGTCAGGAATCTAGCGATTGGTACAATCATCGAGATTTCTTATATAGACATAGATAAGAGACGCGCGGCCCGGATACCTAGACAATTGCGTGTTTTGAGCAGTTTTGCTGATCCTTTGCGCAACCAAACCACATTAGAGTTAGGATGTACTTTAACTTATTTCCAGGACAGAAAGCCTTTACCTCTTGAGCAGCCACTTAAGGAGCCGGAGTACGATTGCGAAGAGTCATATCGAATCCCTCCACGGATTGGTGCTAGTACTGTTTTTAGTAATTGCTGCTTAGCATTAGGTCTTGCATATTCTGGTAATCCACTTACTAACTCATTTATCACGGATTCTTTTGATTACAGTGCTGGATATGTTGCCATCATAGGCGATCTATTGAAAAGTGAAGGCTATTTTGGCCATATTGACGCAAGAGGAGTTCTCCAAGTAGTCAGCTTTAATAGCAGTGGAGGAAAAGGTCCAGTGTTGGACGAAACCAATATTATTGATATATCTTCAACAAGCTCTAGCGATATCCCTGGAGATGCTGTTATTGTTTCTTATAACTCAATTCAATTAAATCCCCCAGATCCCGAAAAAGAAAAAGAAGAAAATGGATCCGAATACATGTACAAAAGGAACTGGGAACTTGACGAATCGTATCCAGATCCGGTTATTGTGTATGACGAATGGACGGATTCTGAAGGAAATCAGGTGCGAGATGAATATAAACTTGTGGCGTGGACGACATCAAGAACCGTGTACGATGTTTGGGATAGGGCAATGTACAGGTTTGAGGTTCAAAATGGACTAATTGCACAAACCTGGAAATCGACATGGTGGACTTATGAGCTTGAAGCTGGCAGCTCTTATGCTCCAGATCGGGAAAGTGGGAGCGGGTCTGCATGGTGGGATAAAAGCTTGTCTCCCGGAGAAGGTACACCGCGAGAATTTTATTCAGGACGAAATTTTGCAAAACTAATCGGCCAGAACGCAGGCCCGGATGATCCGTGCCTAGAGGATGAAGGAGACGACAAGCCTGAGAATTATGCTAATGTATTAGTTGAAGAACAATGGGAATCCGGTCCATTGGCTGATATCGTACAGGCATGTGGGTTTTCTGAAACTTGGTATCCGAATATAAAGTCATTGCCAATTGAGCGAACCACAAAATTAAGGCAATTTACTTATTACGAAAAGGATGAAGATACCGGAATTACAAAGACTCGCACTGACAAATACATTCCTTATGTCCAAACTCCAGAGGGGGCTTACTCTATAGGAAAAAGAGCCGAAGTAGTAGGCCAGTTTGATAGTAGTGTCAATCCATTTGAAGATTCTGTCCTTAGGATTATCGATGACGCAAGTACCATAGTCAAATATGGTGGTGATACTAAAATTAGAACAGAAAGAGAATTTGGATTACAAAAAAGACCTTCCCGGCTTGAGCGCACGGTACAAACCTATAGTAGGCAAGCCCCTATAGCTAGCCAGGGTGAAATCGTTTATGCATTTGGGAATAGTAGCACTTCACGTTCTGCGGTTGAGTTTCAAATGCCGTATGCATCGGACGACAGTATTTCTGGCAGTCAGAGAACGGGCTACAGTTCAATTGCATCCAATGCAGGTCAAAAAGCGGTTAATTACGGCAGGCTACAAAATCGACTCCTCATTGGTTCAAACAGGGGCGTAAGCCTTCAAATGATGGCATCCGATATGCCATCTTATCCCTTTGAACCAATTAATATCTCACTAAGGGGTTACGTTGGTCAATATAGAACAAATGCACAAAGCTGGACTTTTGATTCTCAGGGAATTATAGCTAGTTGTGATGCCCTGTTCTGGGGAGCGGTAGGGAAAGAATAATGAGTATCACTAACGCAAATATTATCACCAGAATCCGAGCATCAGTTTCTCGCTCAAATTCGAATGGATGTACTCCTCCGGTAGAAGAGGCATGGTTCCCTTTGCCTCCAAGTATTACAGCATTTCCCGTTTCTCCTGGAGTGATAGACCTGCCTCCTGTCCCCGCCGAGACGATAAACGTAGAACCGATTCCGGCCGAATCTGCAATACTACCAATAGACTTTGATTTAGACAATCCAGATATCTGCGCTTTGTTTACATCTATACTTAGCGAAAGTAATGATCCTGTTTACGCGAGAGAGCTTGAGGTTCAAACGTTAATTCTCCCATTTAACGAAATCATCGTTCACACAGCATTGCTTAGAGCGTATTTGAATTTAAATAGATATTACTATAGCCTGAAACCAAGGCTACAGGATGCTCCGTTGGATTTGAGGGTTTTATATTATATCACTAGATTGTATAAGTTCAAGAAAACTAATATAAATTATGATATAGTTAGTCAAGATGCAGTAACAAGGAAAAGCTGGAAATTAGCCGCAGCAAGTGGAAGCTTGCTGATGGAATTCCCTAATTCCGCGATAAGACCAATTAAACTGTTTGGAGAGGCCGGTTCACTAGCTCTTAGTTTTGCAAACGCCTCAGTTGGAATACCTGGAACATTTTCGTATGGCTGGGAAAGTACCCTAGAAACAGGTGTTGGCAGTGCAAGTCCTGTCAATGTATCCTACAGGCGAAACATTCATTTGACGGTTTATCCAGCATCTATTCTGCTTGCAAATGGAGCCAGGGCCGGCGCAAGGTTCATCAACCTGCGTTGGTATGTCGTCAATTCAGTTCCCGCTGGTAACTCCATACTTGGCATGAATATTCGATTATACCATACAACCTCAACAACCGCAAACTCTGCTGTCAATGCAGTCAATGGTATTAAGACCACCGTTTATAGCGATTCTAGCACCACGCCATTCCTTAAAGCAGAAAGCCTTGGCGTTCTACAAGTTGATTTCAGTACGCCATTTGTGTGGGACGGTGTTAATTCACTGGTTGTGGAAACCTGTACTTCGCAAAATGAAACCAACTACACTTCCAGAGGAAGCCTTCGTGCAATCGGAACCGCAACAGTAAGAAGATATAACTGGACAGACAGCGCTGGAAGCAGTTGTAGTACAACGCCAAGCGATACCGCTCAGGCTTATATATCAACTCAGATGGATTACGAGTAAAAACTTGGAACACTAGCGCATTGTTGACTTAAGTCAGTTCATTCGATGGCTGCCTTTAATAAGTTTCATTGTTTCTCGAAAGATCTTGCTCATAAAAAGCACAATCTTTCTAGCGATGTATTGAAGGTCTATTTGACCAATAGCGCTCCAGTAGCGGCAACGAATACTGCCTATGATGGCACGACTGGAGTCACTGGTCCTGCTGAGATTGCTGCTGGTAATGGATATACGGCTACTGGATCTAGTGCTACTGTAAGTAGCAGTGATCAATCCAGCGGTACTTATCGATTAATTCTGCAAGATCCCCCAACCTGGACTGCAACAGGCGGCACAGTTGGCCCTCTGAGATATGCTGTTTTATACAATTCGTCAAGTACTGGTAAAGAATTAATTGGATGGTGGGACTATGGCGCCAGTGTCACACTTCAAGACACTGAAACGCTTGCAGTTGACCTCGATCAAGTTAACGGCGTTCTGACGATTGCCTGATTATGGCTTTAACAATCTCTTTTAGTCCCAGAGAGCTTGAGCGAGTCGCTTTAGCGGCTTATGCTGGCAAACGTCTGAGAGTATTCTTGGCAATCGTCAATACAGAGACATACAATAGCTCCACCGCTGTAGCGACGTGGGAAGCGTTGGAGGTTGTCGGTAATGGCTACAGCAGTTACAAAGAAATCATTGATCTAGGGTTGTATGATGGGACAGATACTCGGTACGAGCTTGGCGGGATTGACACGGCAGGAGGATATATTGATGCAGAATTTAATGCAACTCCTGGCGGTGTTGGGTTTACATATAACAGAGTTGTAGTGGTAGTGCAAGACGAGTCTTCCTCTAATTTAATTACATATACTGAGCTAACTTCTGACGTAGCAACTGTTACCACGGCCTCTAGTCATGGTCTAACCACTGGTGACGAAGTAGTAATTTCCGGAGCAACAGACAGCACATACAATGGTGTTTATGTTGTTACTGGTACTCCTACAGCTACCAGTTTTACTTTTGATAAAATTCACGCTGACATCACTTCCGCAATAAGTGTTGGCACAGTGAAGACCTATGCTGACACTGCCTATCCTCATTCCGTCTTAACGGAAGGTCCTGACATAACTCTGGCTCCCGGTCAAGTCATTACATACAGGATTCAGATCATCGTTGATGATTAAGTTGTGTATTTATGACAACAGAAATAACCGTTGAAATAAAAGGTGGCGAAACCATACTGGACGCTGCTAAGACGGTACAAGCTAATGCAAGGGCAGATTACGAAGAACAGAAAAAGGAAAAGAAAGCTAAAGATACTGCAGAAGCTGCAGAAACACAACGGCAAGCAGATGAAGACGATGAATACAAGGGTGGCATCCGCGAAGATGAAGAGGAAGATAAACCTGAGAACAGACCAAAATCAAGAAAATGTGGTTTTTGGATTTTTAAAGATTACTTAATAGGTCGGCCTGACTACGGAGAAACGGGAACTGATGTCCCTGAGGAAAGAGTCGATCTTGATTATGACACTTTCCAGTTAAGCGTAGGAACAGGTGATGGTAAAAAATGGGCTACTCATTATTTTCAGGGGCCTGCAGGCAAGCCAGCTACTGAAACCAATGTAACAGGAAGTGCCACATTCATTGGCTACTTAAGTTATATACAATTTTACACTCAGAGTTTCGGAACCGTTTACACGCTACCAGAAGGCGCGACCGTCGTTCCGTATGACCCAGCGTATTATTTAAATCCTTTGAGTCCTCCACCGTCTGGCACTTGTCCGGATGGCTTTTGCTGGACGCTATTTTTCCCTGATGAGCTGAATTCGGGTCCTGGAAGATCCCGAAAAAATGTAACTGTGGTAAAGAAAGGAAAACCTGTTAATGCGTATGAGCCCACAGTTGCCAACCAGGCTATTTTCAATTTTCCGATCAATAACAAGAAAACTATCGTAGTAGCCGCAAATTGGCTTGGCTGGAGTATGGGTACCGGCGGCGAGATATACGATGGCGTATTGCCGGATGAATACTTTTTACATCCCCAGAATATTACTCAGCCCAGTATTAGAAGTACTGTATATTATAAGTATCCAGGAGGCGAGGAGACCGGATGGCAGCCAATCTATGGTTATTACTGGTTGATGGATCCGACAGACGAAACGAGTATCATGAACTTGAGCCGTTTAGGTCAGTTACTTCCCCTTGATAGCTCTATTATTCATAATTATCAAGGCCAAAGTGAGACAGAAGTAGTTGGCTTTGCTGTCGGCCCTAATAATGTCAAAAAGCTAGACAGCATTCCGGCTGAAGTCGAAGCAAAAGTAAGAGCAAGATGTCCGGCTCCTTTCTGGGATGAATCGAATATTTATTGGGGCAGATGGAATTTCCGCGATGTGGTTGATAACATACCTGGATACCCACAGCAAATTGATGACATCTACAATAATGCTAGCTGGGAAATGAATCCAGATGCACACTGCATGGGGATTGCCAGAAATATTTTTTACAGATGGGTTGAATTTAGCTCGCAGGACTTGCCCTATGACTACTGGAATCGAGCAGAATCATTTGATGCTGATTATCTAGATAGAAGTTCTGTTATGACGAAGCAAATTCTCGGAGCTTCTCCTGGTATATATGATTCTTATGATCTAGATTTGCAGGATCATGCTTTTTATAATCACTTTGGAAAAGGATCCTGGTATGATAGCTGGAGTTTTACGTATTCAGTCAGAGATTCTTGGCTGTCTGATTATGGAGATGTTAGAATTCATGCGGGAGACATCAGAGAAGGCGCATGGCAGTGGATGAGAAATATAGATGAAACCGATACTGACGACAATCCACCCTGGCATATAACCGTAAACGATCTTGCCTGGTTATATCTAAGACCGGATGACAGGCAAGCGTTTATCGATAATTATAAGCAATACAATGCTGTAAATACTTACGATTTCACCCCGGCTCAAATTAGTTATCTTAACAGTGCTCCCGAAGATCCTGTTTTTAGTTATATATATTATGCAAGAAATGTTGATGCAGAGAAGTTGATTGATGGAGTCAAATGGGCAACGGATGGATACGGCGGAGCCTGGACCGATGCGAATTCACCAGCGTTCGATTACAATGATGATCCATTCTATGATGTCCCTTACATGGATATTGAAGATCCACACTGGATGAAATATAGATTGAAGACAAAATTATCTAATCAAAGAGTTTGGCCGCCTAGCATCAGCAGTGGTTTCGATGATCCAGTCCCAGCGAATGTCCCGGCTTCCTCAAAAAGCAGTCATCCACTTGCAAGAGGTGGTCTTAATCTTAGCTATGTTATCAATACCGCTTGGGATAATGATTACTCTCAAGTTTTGTTGGCTATGGGATTCCAGGCTGGAGACTTGAATGTTTAAATTATGGATACCAATATCTACGAAAAGGCCAAGATCGTTCAGATGATAGCCAGGATTCAGGCCAAGAAGAAAGCCTCCCAATTGGCGATGCTTCGCAAGTTAAAGGATAAGCCAAAGAAGCGATAGGCATACTAACGCGCAATTTAGGCGTGATGCCTGCTCCCAATGTCCGACGACAATCAGCAAGCACCTGAGACGGGTGCCATTCAAGGCAACGAAAATACTTTTAGCGGAAACGAAGACAACAAAAGCTATAGCGAAGAAGAGGTTCAAAACCTGCTGAAAGCGCTAAAAGCTGAGCGTGAATCGCGTAAGATTTACGAAAAAGAAGTCAAGGAAAAGGCGGCCCAGCTAGAAAAGTTCGCCCAGATCAACCCTGACGAATATCGAAAGCTTCAAGAAGAAGCTGCTATTGCTGCACGAGAGAAGGCGGCAGCGGATGAACGCACCTCTTTACTTGAAGAGAAGTACGGCGCTCAGGCCGCTGAGGCAGTCAAGAAAGCTGATCTTGCACAGCAAGAATTGCTTGAATTCCGCAAGCGGTACGCTCTCGAAAAGGTGTTCTTTGCTGCTGGCGGTCGTACTGATTCCGCTGATGGGATTTCATTCTTTGATATGATCTTCAATCAGATCGGAACTCAGTTCAGGCTTGAAAGCAATGGTAACGTAACCGTTGTTGACGCCAGTGGTGATCCTGTGTTGGATTCTGATTCCGGGAAAAGGATCAATCCTGAGGATTACTTGTCCGGCCTGAAGAATCATCCAATTTATGGAACCTTCTTCAAGGGCAACAAAGGCTCTGGCGCTGGCATTGGTTATGGCGGCACTGACGCCAATGGTGTTACTGGTGAAGATCTTGCCGGCCTAAGTCGAGACGAAATTTTCCTTCGGGCGTTTGGTTGAGCAGACGAAAACCGGCTTCGGCCGGTTTTTTTGTGATCAATTATCTTTATTGCGATTCTCAATAACTTAATATTATTGAGAATCGCAATATTGGTATTCTAAGGTGAAGTACCCAGCCCTGAACTGGTTGTGATGACCTATCGGGGAGGGTCTAGCGCAATCGGAACGTGATGTTCTAAAGGCGATTTACCTTTCCTCAAATAGTTATCATCAACTAGGAGAAACATGGCTCTTACTCTTGCAGAGGCTAAAAAGCACGCCTCTAACCCCCAAGAACTGGCGATCGTAACCGAACTCGCCGCCGGTCCTCTGCTTCAGAATCTGCCTTTCCGCGAAGTGCAAGGCAACGGTCTGTTCTGGAAGCGTGAGGAGTCCCTCGGCGACGTGGGCTTCCGTGCCTTCAACGATGGCTATGCCGAAAGCTATGCCACCGTCAAGCAGCAAAGCGAAGCGCTGAAGTTGTTCGGTGGTGACATCAAGGTTGACCGTGCCATCGTCGACCTGGAAGGCCCCGAAGCTCGCGCTTACCAGATCCAAGCCAAGACCCGCGCAATGCGTCTGGCTTTCGAGGCTCTGTTCATCAATGGCGACTCCAACAGCACTGGCGCTGAGTTCGACGGTCTGGCAACCCGCCTGCCCGCTGGCGACTACGCTACCAACTCCCAGGTGATCCGCAACGCTTCCAGCGCTGCTGCTCTGGATCTGGGCAAACTGGACGAAGTGATTGACGCCGTGGACGCCCAGGGTGGCACCAAGTACATCGTGTGCTCGAAGTCCGCTCGCCGCGCTCTGACCAAGGCCGCTCGTAACAGCAGCCAGATCGACATCATGCGTGATGAATTCGGCTATCAGCAGACCGTGTATGGTGGCCTGCCCGTGCTGGAAATTGACCGCGACCACCAGAACGTGGCAATCCTGGACAGCAACCCTGCTGATCAGTCCCTGTATGTCGTGTCCTTCGGCAACGATCTGCTGACCGGCCTGCAGAACGGTGGCCCTCAGGTGCGTGATCTGGGTGAAGCAACCGACGCCCCCGTCCTGGTGACCCGCGTTGAGTGGTATTGCGGCCTGGCTCTGATCAACGGCCGTGCTGCTGCTCGTCTGACCAACGTGAATGCAACCGCCTGAACCTAGGCGCTAGCTAAGATTAAGGGGTCCTAAAAAGGGCCCCTTTTTCGTATGGAAAACTAGTCAGACTAAGGATTGTCTGTGATTTTTTCGTCGTCCGATATTGAACGCTTAATCGGCGACGATCCGATTATCAAGGCAATTTGCGATATCGAAATAGTCGACGCAAAGCCTGCCCTGAAGGCCGGTAGTGGTGTTGTTATTTATATTAAACGATATCCTGAGCTGTCCGAATTTGAAGCAAGGTGGGATATCTGGATTATTGACTATGACAACGAACCAGTTGATGTTGTTATCCGTCAACTGAGAAAATTACTGCCTCGATTTACACTTATTGAAGAAGGCGTAATCATAAAAGCCAGCACAACAGAACTTAGATCTGAGCGAACCGAAACTGAGATAAAGATCGAGCCAGTTGCAGTTACAGAAGATCCTTATGAAGAGAAGTTCCAGGATCTCCTTCAATCCATAGAAGACAGGATGCTGCTCGTTGGTCCTGGCAGATCAGGACGTGACGGCAGAGATGGTAAAGATGGCATTAATGGTAAAGATGGCATAGACGGCAAAGATTTAGAAGTTACTGAAGTTGAACTTGGCGATCTCAACGATGTCTTTATTTCTGACGCAAATCGTGGCCAGTTCCTCATGTTTGATGGAGCTGGTTGGATTCCACGCTTTGTTCCTCAGGTATTCTCAGGTGGCGGTGGAGGTTCCAGTGAAGGCGGTGGAGGAGACGGCACAATGCCGGAACCACCAGATGATGGCAGATTCTATCTTCGACAAGTCAACAATGGCGCAGGCCAGTGGGTTGATTTACTGACTGCACTGAATGCATTGTATCTTGATGGTGGTGATTTTGACGGAAGAAGAGTTAAGACTTCTACTGGTAATTACGTTGTTACTGGATATAGTTCATCTCGTTATATCATCAAGACGCTTCCTGCGGATAGAGGAACGTTTATTGCATCGGGCGAAAATGGTTCGTTCTTGTTTGATCGGATACTTAAAGCCGATAGCGTTGACTTAATCGTTGCCGGTTCACCTGCAACAATATCAGCTTCTCGTATTGTAACGGCTGATGCAGCCAGCTTTACTGTAACAGGTCAATCAGGAGATGATATTATTGGTTATCGTATTCTTGGAGCAGTTGGCAATATTGACCTGACTGGCTCAGATGGTCAGATTCGTTACAACGAACCCGATGTTCAGTTTTATGGAGATTGGGCTGCTCAAAACTATGGTTACCTAAGTGAAGTCTACCCTGACGGATGGGCTGGGTAGGTAACCTAGTTGGAATAACTGAGGCGCATGACAGCTCCAAATTTGTTGTCGCCAACAACAGTAACTGGTAAGACAGCAATTGCTGAGCTGACCACTTCCTTGGTTGCGATCATCGATAATCCATCGGCTAGCGGCAAGGTTTTTAAGATTAATACAATTAGGGCAGCTAATATCACGGGCAGTGCTGTTACTATCAGCGTTTGCCACCATAGAGGTCAGCATAATTATCTGCTGAAGGATGGAGCCCTTGATGGGGCAAAAACAATAATTGTGACCGACAAGAACGAATATGTTTATCTTGAGGAGGGCGATCAGTTAATGGCCTCTTCGTCTTCTGGTTCCAGTGTTCATTTAACCATCAACTACGAGGAGATTAACTGATGACTTGGTCTATTTCCCACACGATTACTTACAACACCAATGCAGATAATCACACTGCACTAACTTATTTGTTTGACACTTATTTACCAAGCAAGGGTTGGACGACTGCCGCTCATCCAACAAACCCAGCCAGCTTTAGAAGAAAAGCCAAGTTCACTTGTCTTAATGTATTAACAAATACCAACTATTCCATGTATCATTGGGTGGACTGGTCGAGCACGTCCCCCACCAGCTTGTATTGGTACGAAGATGCAACGTATACAACAACTCCTGGCGATTTGTGCAATGACAGCACTAACAGTCAATCGTCCCAATATCCAATGACACTTGCTGGCGAGAACTGGAAGTTCTGCACTAGCACAGAGAATGCAAATACGGCATTAGTGCTCAAGGGTGGAAAGGTTGCTTTTTACTGGCCTGGAATTACGGAAGGTTTATTTTGGCCCGACCCGGCATGGGCTGCAGGCTCCACCGACAATAAGGGCACCTGGATTTGTCCAGTGATGGGCTGGTATTACAATAGTTTTGGTGTGGCCAACTCTCCCGTTACCACTAATACAGGAACTATATATTACATGGTGCCATCAGTGGGAATGCACCCCAGTGCCAGTGCGTCTGGCCATAGACTTGGTGGCAATTATATTGGGACCAATTTTTCTTGGATGTATAGCCAAAATAGCACCAGTAGTTTTTATCCTGATTCCAGTAGTCATATTGGTTTCACGAATGGTGGACATACTGATGTAGGCGTTTGGCAGCCCGCCTCAATTTACAACAGTAGCGATTGCCGCCAACCGTTTGCATATAGCACAAACGGGGTTACATTGCAGATCGGGTCTAATTACTGGTATAAATCATTTACTGATTTAGGCAGGCAAGATGTAATCTTTAATTTTGGCACAGTTGATCCTCTGGCGTAATGGCTACCCCTGTTACGGTTGATGGGATCTTCGAGGATACAAGCATCGTTCCAGGAATGATGCTTGTAAGTGCTGTTAGCATAAGGCCACAGTATAATACATTCCAGTCTCCTGGCACTGTCGGCGATTTTGTTGATGTTGCAGCAATAAGACCGTTTCAGGCTCCACCTGGGACAGGAACAGTTAACCCCGACTGGCGTAGACCTGATAGAGAGATCGGTTGATTTACCTAGGAATTCTAGTTCAGTACTGACTCTGCCGGACTGGAGCCGATATGCCGATCCCTAGCCCTCGTGTAAGGTTTCAGGTCGCACGAGGCGTTTACGCTAACTTATTAGCAGGGCTCGGGGAGTTTGAGGATGGCGAGCTTTGCTATGCCAGGGACCAAGACAGCTTATATATCAAGGAAGAGAATGAGTTAATTAAATTAAGCTCGGGCCTTGATAGCGAACTGGCAAATTACATCAGGGAGATCACAGGAGTAAATTACACCAACGAGCCCATGGGGCACGTTGACAAAAATGAAAGTGTAATCTCTTTCGATGCCGATAATCGTATATTTTCTATTGCTCCTGTTGCTGCCAGCTTTACTGTATGGTGCGCTGGTTTTAAGGTAGTTTTCGTAGGGACTGAATCAGTTACACTTCCCGACGAGACTGGTTTATATTATATTTTCTTTGATGAGAATGGTGACCTTGGATACCAAGATGGTTACTTTAACTGGGAACTGCAGGCGCCTACCGCTTATGTTTATTGGAATGCAGAAACAGCTCAGGCTGCATATTTTGGCGATGAGAGGCATGGTATCACTCTAGATTGGCAGACGCATGAATATCTTCACAGAACAAGAGGTGCCGTTTTTGCTGATGGCTTTGATATTGGTGGCTATACACTTTCTGGCGACGGTAGTCTTGATGCTGACGCGCAGTTCAGTCTGGATAATGGAAGCTTTTTCGATGAAGACTTACAGGTTGATATAAGTCACTCAGAAACTCCTGCTCTTAATACCTGGCAGCAGCATATTACGAGCCCCTGCAGAGCGCCTGTACTTTACCGTTCTGGCGCTGGATATATACTTGATTCTCCGACTGATTTTCCGGTAAAGGCAGGTGTTTCGTATCCGTTGTACAATTCTGCAACTGGAGGTGCCTGGTCTACGGTCGAGGCTAGTGCAAACAAATATATTGTAGCATTTGTAATTGCTACAAACAATCTAAACTATCCCGTCATTAGCGTGATGGGACAATCTGTTTACAATAATATTGCGGACGCCAAGGCTGTATCATTTGCTTCTTTAAATTTAGAGAATTTTCCATCTCTAGAGTTTAGGACTCTTTATCGGTTAATACTCCAGACTGGCAATTATGGTAACTCTATCGGCGCCAGATTAAGAGAAGTTCAAGATTTGAAATATGCGACGATTGGCTCCATCAGCCCTGTTGAACTTAGTTCCGAACAAATTCAAGACTATGCCTCTCAGTTGTTTATAAATGGAATACATTCGGGCTTAAGTTTTTCTTATGACGATGATAACGATAGAATTAACGCCACAGCAGATGTCAGGTCTGTCAATAACCAGATTGGCGATGTTTCCCTGGATATGCTGGACGCTTCTGATGCGGCTTTAAGTTTCAGTGATATATCGCAAGGCTCCTGGACCGCTACTGGGACCAGCGATCTTCCTGCTATTGCTCAATTCTCTCAATCTGGCAATACTTTAACTTTTCATTCAAATCCGATTGATATTGCTGGTCAGTTGACTCAGGGTGACATCATATTACTAAATGCCGTTATAGCAACAGTAGAGAGTACTTCGTCTGTTCCCGCAGAGGACTACTGGACTTTAACGGCAAGCGGAGTAACTCTGCCCATCTATTCGGCAGGTGAGACCTTGCAGTTATTTATAAGAACAGACAACCTAATTGCTGATAAAGATGTTTGGACCTACAACTTGTCTAGACAGAAATGGGAGCCAAAATCCGCGCTTCAGGCAGAAGACGTACCAGCACTAGTCACTCCTTTGTTTGCTCATGGTTATCATACCGGAATTACATTTGAGTACGACGAAGCGAATGCGCATATTGACGCGACTGTTTTAGCGCAAAACATAGAAAGTATCGACGATATTGGAGACGTTGACACTTCGACCACTACACCTTCTGACGGACAAGTGCTTACATGGAATGCGATTACCTTAAGGTGGGAGCCGACTACGGTCAATATTGGCGTTACTAGCGTCGACATAATTGGTGGCACTGGACTAACAGCTTCTGGAGGTCCTATTACGAGCAATGGCTCTATTGCGATTGACTTAGACAATACTACTGTTAGCCCTGGTTCATACACGAATGCAGATATTACTGTTGATGCTCAGGGACGTATTACGGCTGCATCGAGTGGCACTCAAGCGAGTACTGCTCTTGATGATCTAACTGATGTAGATACATCTACTATTCCGCCTGTTAATGGACAAGCTCTTATTTGGAACCAGACTTCCTCCCAATGGGAGCCAGGAAATGTAGAGACTTCTGGCTCGATTAGCAGAAGTTCCGCTTCAGCAATTCTCGCTATTGCCGCTGGCGCAACAACCATATCTTCAATTTCACTCTCGAAAAGTTGCATAATATACAAAATTACAGTAGATAAGGCTTGTTGGCTGCGGCTTTACAATTCTTTGGCTTCAGCCAATAGTGATAGCACAAGATTGCGCACAGAAGACCCCGAAGCGTCAGGTGGTGTAATATGTGAGATCATAGCAACAGGAGCTGATTCTTACGTACTAACGCCAACGCCAACAGCAATGAACGCAGAGTCGCCCGTATCATCGTATTATCAACTTAGAGTTACAAATGATGATTCAGTTTCAGATGTTCAAGTTACGATCGAATACTTAACCCTGGAATCCTAATTGTAGACGGGCCTTTGCTCGGTATCCTTAATAGAGGTGTCTAAGCTGTGCAGCCTGCTGTATACGATATTACGATATATCAGCGAGCCACGTTTAGGCGTCAGGTGAATTTGCCATTGTCATTAATCGGTCATACGGTTACAGCGCAAGTTTGGGATGAAAAGCGGAGAAGCAAGATATTTGATTTTGACATTGAATGGATCAACAGAGGAAATGGAACCTTCTATTTAGTTGCTGATTTCGATAAGACAACTAGAATGAAGAAAGATGGAGAATGGGACCTGATGGTTTCCTATCCAAATGGAGATCGTTTTTACTGGGTAGAAGGAAAAGCTATTTTTGATCCCGGCTACACTGACCCGGATGATTGAATATGGCTGACGACCCGATTGTCATATCAGATCCTATAACAACTGTAATTACAGTTGAAGTTCCTGGTCCAGAAGGACCGCCCGGCCCACAAGGCGAGCCTGGGCCAAGTGAACTTAAATTGTTAACAGACGTAGACTCGACAAATATCACAAACAAATCAATGTTGATATATGATGCCGCTTTAGAAAAATGGATAGCAAGTCCAGATACTACTGTTGATGAAGTTTTAAATGGTGGAAACTTCTAGAATCCAAGGAAAACTAATTCGGGTTCCCTTTATTTTACTCTGATGGCCAATACCATCCGCATTAAACGCCGCGCTAGCGGCAATGCCGGCGCTCCTGCGAGCCTGAAAAACGCAGAATTAGCATATAATGAAGTAGATGATGTACTTTATTATGGTCGTGGTGCGGATGGTAGTGGCGATGCATTAACGATCCCCGCCATTGGCGGCTTTGGTGCGTTCGTTGGTCTCGCCGGTAATCAAACAATCACCGGCACTAAAACTTTTACGGGCAGTCTAGCTCTAACTGCCGCAACGATTGATGGTTTTAGTACCACTGGCAACATTACAGTTGGTGGTAATTTAATCGTCCAAGGCACCACTACTACAGTTTCTTCGACGACAATTGAAGTCGCCGATAAGAATCTCGAACTCGGCAAAGTAGATACTCCGACCGATTCTACTGCCGATGGTGGTGGTATCACACTGAAAGGTACTTCGGACAAGACCTTCCAGTGGTATGATACTACAGACGCCTGGACTAGTTCGGAGCATATTGATCTTGACTCTGGCAAGTCTTACTACATTGACGGCAATTTAGTTTTAAGCGCCACTGGTTTGGGTTCTGGTGTTACCGACTCCAGTCTCACTAGCGTTGGCACTTTAACCGGTGGCACCTGGCAAGCAAATACTATTGGTACCGGCTATGGCGGTACTGGTTACGCTGGTGGCTATGCCAATGGCGAACTTCTGATTGGTAACAGCAGTGGCGGTCTGACCAAGTCAACCTTGTCTGGTGGCACTGGCATCCAAATCACTAACACCAGTGGCGGAATCGAGATCTCGTCTACCGGTGTTCAGTTTAGCGCTGGTGACGGCCTTGATCTTACTGATGCAATTCTGACTGTTACTCCAAAAGCAAATAGCGGTATTGTTATTGATTCTGGCGAAGTTTCGCTCGATCTTGGCGCTAGCGCTATCACTGGCACTCTCGCCATTGGCGACGGTGGTACTGGTGCTACGAGTGCAGCAGATGCACGCACAAATCTTGGTCTTGTAATTGGTTCTGACGTTCAAGCGTATGACGCAAACATCGTTAGCGATGCCAGCTACGTCCATACCGACAACAACTTTACTACCACTCTCAAGAACAAGCTTGATGGTATTGAGGCTGGCGCCGAAGTCAATGTCCAGGCTGACTGGACCGAGTCCGACTCGAATAATGACGCCTACATTCTGAATAAGCCTACGCTTGGCACTGCTGCGGCTACGGATGCTACTGACTACGCAACCGCTGCTCAGGGTAGCCTGGCCGACAGTGCTCTGCAACCTGGCGATATTGGCGTCAGCGTTCAGGCTTACGATGCCGAACTGGCAACACTGTCTGGCATGACTTCGGCCGCAGCAACTTCACTTGCTGCCCTGACTTCTGCCGAGATTGCCATACTGGATGGTGCAACTGTCACGACGGCAGAGCTTAACATTCTTGATGGCAACGCTTCCGCGACTGCAACAACCCTTACCGCAGCAGATAAGTTTATCGTAAACGATGGCGGAACGATGGTTCAGGTCGCTCTTAGTGACCTTGTGACCTTCTTCGAGAATGGTAGTGTTTCTGGATTCGATCTCGACGGCGGCGAGTTCTAGTCATCGGAAAACTAGTGGGCCCCGTACATACGGGGCCTTTCCTTGCTATATAGCAAACAAGGAGCCAAATGGCGAACACAATTAAGATAAAACGGAGTGGGGTACCCGGAAAAATACCATCCACATCCGACCTCCAGCTTGGCGAGTTAGGAGTTAACTTTTTTGACGGCAAATTGTTCTTAAAAAAGAACAATGGAGCCGAAAGTATTGTCCAAGTTGGAGCTAGCCAAGGCGATCTGGCAGCAGATTCCAGTGTCGCCGATGTCTTAAGTGTCGCCGGAGGCGTTCTTAGTAGCACTGATCCAGGTGTTACTAAGATTGTTTACTGGGATGATACATCAGGAAAGCTGTCGTATCTTTCTATCGGTTCTGGCCTTTCGATTGGCAGTGGTTCGCTAAGTTCTACAGGCGGAAGCGGTGGTACTGGCGCGTTTGCTGATTTTGGCCTCATTACCGAAAATATATTATCATCTGAATATGATCTAGGAGGTGTCGTGTAATGGCTAGCCAGGTTAAATTCAGAGGGGGAACAACTTCCCAGCATTCTTCTTTCACTGGCGCCGAAAGAGAAGTTACGGTCGACACTACCCTGAAGACCCTCAGGGTACATGATGGGTTAACCGCAGGAGGTTTCAGGCTTGCTAAATATAGCGAGCTTTTTTCTGGATCTTATGACGATTTAGCCAATAAGCCCTCACTGTTTTCCGGGGCGTACAACGATTTATCCGGTAAGCCCTCGCTGTTTTCCGGATCATATAATGATTTAACAAATAAACCATCCCTTTTCTCCGGGTCCTACTTAGACTTATCTAACAAGCCGTTTATCCCATCCGACCTTGGAGACTTAACTAATACACCAGGATATCTGACCGGTAGCGACCTGCCTGCTGCCGGAGTTGGCACTGGTGGCAACACCGATCAAATATTTCACTTGAGCGACGCCGTAGCAACTACGAATTATTCGATTCCGGTTGGGAAGAATGCTCTTGTAGCCGGTCCGCTGGAAATTCAAGCTGGCGTTGAAATCACTGTCCCTGCAAACTCCCACCTCCTGATCCTCTAATGACTTACGGAACTCTTAAGGTTGACCATCTGCAGTCCAGCGACGGCACAGTCTTTGCTATCAATGAGATTGGCGGACCTAAAGCCGATCTGGTTAATGGCAAGATTCCGGCTGGTCAACTCCCTAGTATCGCGATTTCGGACTTCCTTGGCGAAGCCGCAGACGGCACAGAGCTGGTTGCGCTGGCTGGGGAGAAGGGTGACTGGGCCATCAGGACGGACACCGGCTCTACATGGGTGATCGTCGACAACGACGGGTCGTCCTTGGCCGACTGGGTAGAAATTGCATCGCCTGCAAGCCCCGTTACCAGCGTCAATGGGCAGGTTGGGGCTGTCGTTCTGGCCGCGTCGGACGTGAACGCTGCCACAGCGGCCCAGGGCGCTTTGGCCGATAGCGCAATTCAGCCCGGCGATAACATCAGTGCTCTGACGAACGACGCTGCTTTTATCACCTCAGCTCAGGCCCCTGTCCAGTCGGTGGCAGGTAAGTCGGGTGCAGTCACCTTGGTGAAGGCAGATATCACTGACTTTGCAGATGGTGACTACGCGACGGCGGCCCAAGGCGCTCTTGCGGACAGTGCATTGCAGGCCGGAGATATTGGCAGCTCAGTGCAGGGCTATGACGCCAACACCGTGGTGGATGGTACCTACGTCCACACCGACAACAACTACACCAGCGCAGAGAAGGCGAAGCTGGCGGCGATTGAAGAAGGCGCCGAAGTCAACGTCAGTGCTGACTGGAATGCCACTTCAGGCGATGCTGCAATTCTGAACAAGCCGACGCTTGGGACCGCCTCGGCCCAGGACGTGGCCTATTTCGCGACTGCGGCACAAGGTGCTCTTGCTGATACTGCGCTGCAGCCAGCGGCCATCGGCGTGAGCTTGCAGGCCTTTGATGCGAGTCTCGTTTCTGACGGCGCCTACGTCCACACCGATAACAACTACACCACGGCAGAGAAAGACAAGCTCGCTGGCATAGAGGCTGGTGCCGAGGTCAACGTCAACGCCGATTGGAGCGCTGCCAGCGGTGATGCTGCGATCCTGAACAAGCCCGCACTTGGAACTGCTGCGGCTGAGGATATTGAGGCGTTTGCCACCGCAGCCCAGGGGGGACTGGCTGATAGCGCCCTCCAGCCTGGCGACGCAGTGAGTGACCTCACCAACGACGCTGCCTACATCACATCCGCTGAGGCCCCAGTCCAGTCTGTGGCTGGCAAGACCGGCGCTGTCACTCTGGTGAAGGCTGATGTTGGCCTGAACAACGTCAACAACACCGCTGACGCCAATAAGCCCATCAGCAACGCCACGCAAGCGGCTTTAGACGGCAAAGCGGATCTTGAAAACGGCAAGCTGAAGGCCGATCAGATCCCGGATCTGGCCATCAGCAGCTTCCTGGGTGAGGCCGCGAGCGAGGCAGCGATGCTGGCGCTCTCCGGTCAGCGCGGCGACTGGGCCGTGCGCACTGACACCAGCGAGAGCTACATCCTTGTTGCCGACGATGCATCGCAACTCGCGAGCTGGCGCAAGCTGTTGACCCCCGTGGACGCCGTCCTGAGCGTCAACGGTGAAACCGGTGCGGTCTCGCTCGATGCGGCTGATGTAGGCGCAGCCACCAGCGCCCAGGGTGCTCTGGCAGACACTGCCGTTCAGCCTGGTGACGACATCAGTGACCTCGTTAATGATGCCGGTTACATCACTTCTGTCGAGGCTCCGGTCCAGTCCGTAGCCGGCAAGACCGGCGCTGTCTCGCTGGTCAAAGCAGACATCTCTGATCTGGTTGAAGGCGACTACGCCACTGCTGGACAAGGCTCGCTGGCCGACTCGGCTCTGCAGCCTGGTGACATTGGGGTCAGCGTCCAGGCCTTCAGCGCTGACACCGTTGTGGACGCATCTTACGTCCACACCGACAACAACTACACCAGCGCAGAGAAGAGCAAGCTCGCTGGGATCGCCGATGGGGCTGAAGTCAACGTCAATGCTGACTGGAGTGCCTCCAGTGGGGATGCTCAGATCCTGAACAAGCCTACCCTGGGTACCGCTGCTGCGCAGGACTCAACCGCGTTCGCGACTGCAGCGCAAGGAGGCCTTGCCGACAGCGCCATTCAGCCTGGCGACAACATCAGCGAGCTGACCAACAACGCCAACTTCATCACCGCAGCAGGTGCTCCGGTCCAGTCCGTAGCCGGCAAGACCGGAACCGTCACTCTGGCCAAAGGTGATGTGGGGCTCGGGAATGTCGACAACACCAGCGACGCCAACAAGCCTGTGAGCACCGCTGCCCAGGCAGCTCTCGATCTGAAGGCCCCGCTCGCGTCCCCAGCTCTGACTGGTACGCCCACGGCGCCTACAGCAGCCGCAGATACCAACTCCACGCAGGTGGCGACTACGGCCTATGTGGTGGGCCAGGGCTACCTGAAGTCGGCAGCCGCCGCCTCGACCTACGCGCCGATCGCAAGCCCGACTCTGACCGGAACGCCGGCAGCCCCGACTGCCGCTGCAGACACCAACTCCACGCAGATCGCCACAACCGCCTATGTGGTGGGCCAGGGCTACCTGAAGTCAGCAACAGCTAGCAGCACCTATGCCCCGCTCGCCTCTCCTGCACTGACGGGCGCTCCGACTGCTCCGACAGCAGCCGCAGGGACCAACACCACCCAGATCGCAACCACGGCCTTCGTCCAGGCTGCGACCGACGCAGCCAAGCAAGGGCTCACGGTTAAGCAAAGCTGCCGGGTAGCCACAACAGCAAACATCACGCTGAGTGGCACGCAGACGATCGACGGAATCTCCGTCGCGGCTGGTGAACGGGTCCTGGTGAAGAACCAGACGACTGGATCCGAGAACGGCATCTACGTCGTCGCGTCTGGCTCCTGGGCTCGGGCCACAGATTTCGATGCCTCTGCGGACGTTGCTGACGGCGCCTTCACCTTTGTGGAGGAGGGATCGAGCAACGCCGACTCCGGCTGGGTTCTGACCACAGACGGCGCGATCACCGTCGGCACCACTGCCTTGAGCTTCACTCAGTTCAGTGGCGCCGGTCAGATCACCGCCGGCAATGGCCTGACCAAGACCGGCAACCAGATCGATGTGGTCGGCACCTCCGGCCGGATCGTGGCCAATGCCGACTCGATTGATTTGGCCTCTGGTGTGGCGACTGCCGGCACCTACAAGTCGGTCACCGTGGATACCTACGGACGGGTGACGGCAGGCACTAACCCCACCAGTCTTTCGGGGTATGGCATCACTGATGCCCAGCCACTGGATGCTGATCTCACCGCCATTGCCGCTCTGGCCGGCACCTCCGGCCTGCTGAAGAAAACAGCGGCTGACACCTGGAGCCTGGACACCAGCACCTACTTGACCGGCAACCAGAGCATCTCCGTGACTGGTGATGCAACTGGTTCAGGAACCACCTCAATCAGTCTCACACTGGCCAACAGTGGCGCCACGGCCGGCACCTACCGCTCGGTCACGGTTGACGCCAAAGGTCGGGTGACTGCAGGGACCAACCCGACCACTTTGAGTGGTTACGGCATCACTGATGCAGCTAGCAGCACCCACGCCCACGGCAACATCACCAACGCTGGCGCGATTGGCAGCACCGCCAACCTGCCGATCATCACGACCACCAGCGGGGTCCTGACCACTGGCAGCTTTGGCACTGCAGCCAACACCTTCTGCCAGGGCAACGACAGCCGGCTGAGCGACACCCGTAACACCAGCAATTCCGTCACCTTCAACAACGGAGGAACTGGTGCAGCATCGGGCGGCACCTTCAACGGCAGTTCTGCCGTCACAGTCAGCTACAACACGGTCGGCGCCCCGTCCACCACTGGCACAAACGCCAGCGGTACCTGGGGAATCAGCGTCACCGGCAGTGCCGCATCCGCCACTTCTGCCACCACCGCAAGCACGGCCAACGCGCTCAATACGGCCAACAACTATCAGGTGAACAGCCTGGGCGTTGGTACAGCAGCATCTGGAACGGCAGGTGAGATTCGCGCCACCAACAACGTCACCGCGTACTACTCAGACGAACGTTTGAAGACCCGGCTGGGCGAATTTGAAGACCCCCTAGGGATGGTGGAGAAGCTGTCTGGCTTCTACTACGAGGCAAACGAGACAGCTCAAGCTCTCGGCTACACCCCCGTTCGCGAGGTCGGCGTCTCGGCCCAGGAAGTTGAGGCGGTGCTGCCGGAAGCAGTGGCCCCTGCACCGATTGATGAGCAGTATCTGACGGTGCGCTACGAGCGGATCGTTCCACTGCTGATCGAAGCGGTTAAGGAGCTATCCAAGCGGGTCCAGCAACTCGAAGGAGGCAACTGAGATGCCACTTAATTCCACAGGCCCTATCAGCATTGGCGGATCAACATCCGGCCAATCCATCAACATCGAACTGGGTCGTAGCGCGACGGCCCAGTCGTCAATGAACGATGCAGGCCTAAGAGGTCTTGCGGGAGTCGCGAGTGGAGCAATCAGCTTGTCGAATTTCTACGGCAAGTCCAATGCTCAGCCACTGAGCCTGAACATCTTGCTGCTTGGAGGTGGTGGCGGGACTTCGTCAACTTATACCACCAACATCGCTGACGATGATTTTCTTATGCCCTATCATTTCCCTGGCGGCGGCGGTGGTGGTGGCGGTCTTAGCATCGCTAACTACACAATGAACCCTGGATCGACAATCTATTTGACTGTTGGTGCCGCCGGTTCAGGCGCATCCAATGGTGCGTCGACATCGGCTGGCACAACGAGTGCTGGCACGCAGATCGGCTCTGTTCTTGGGGGCGGTTCTGGTTCCAGATCTGCCACTGGCTCGCGCGCCTCAGGCGGCGGTGGACCAGCGTCGGCCGGGACCTGGCCTGGCTATACAGGCACAGCGGGTCAAGGCAATACCGGCGGCAGTGGTAATTATCAAAGTTCAGGTGGCGGTGGCGGATACGGTTCTGTTGGAGGTAACGCTGGGTATTACGCAGGCGGCACCGGAGGCTCTGGTTACAACCAGAGCACTTTTGATGCTGGGGCGACTAACTGGCTAGCCGCAGGCGGCGGCGGGACCGGCTCTAGTACACAGGGCTCAAATGGCAATAGCGTAACGGCCGGACTTGCTAATTCAGGCGTTGGTGCCAAAGCAGGTACATGGAATACAAACCACTCCAATGCTGGTGGTTCAGGTCTTGTTATTGTTCGCTATCCAGGAACAACTGTGAAAATGACTGGTGGCTCCACTTACACAGCCACGGTAGGCGGTACGGCTTATGTCTTCCATAGGTTTACCGGCACCGGTACACTTGTTTATTAAGATTTTCCATGGCACACTTTGCACTGCTCGACGCAAACGACACGGTCGTCAACGTTTTGGTCGTTGACAATATCGTACTAATGGAACCAGACGGCTCCGAAAATGAAGCCAAAGGCATTGCACATCTAGAGCATGTCTGCGGCCCTGAATTCAAGTATGTCCAGACCAGTATCAACGCAAACTTTCGCGGAGAATATGCCACGATTGGCGGTACCTATGACAGGGCCAATGATGTCTTTAGGTCAATCGCTGATAGCCAGCCCAGTCAACCGCAAGAGGGATTTGAGTGGAACTGATCTTTTATGATGACCCCTTCCCTCATATTGCCGCGCAAGATTGTCTGAGCCCTTCTCAGCTTGAGCTGATATGGTATGAGATTCAGTTCTTATCCTCTCCAGCTAAGTTGCATCGCCCTGGCATCGACCACGGTGCATACGGGCTTAATGGGCTGACCAGTAGCCGTGCGGCAATCCTCGAAAGGATTTACGCGCGGCCTGAGGTATCCGACATCATTTGCACCATGACTGAACTCACGTTCATGCTAGGTCGCAAGGCAGCAGAGCACTGGCCTGAATTTGTGGGAGCCGGGAACATAGAGCGTCTCACAACGAAGCTGCGCTACTACCACGACGGGGATGAGTACGCGACCCATACTGACAGCTCGAAAGAATATCTGATGTTTTTTTATCTGCACAAAGAACCAAAAGCTTTTACCGGTGGAGAACTCTTCTTTGAGCCCCATAGCTATATATTCCCGGCTCATAGCAATACCGCCATCTTTATGGCGGCCAATACCCCTCATGGGGTCAATCGGGTCAGTATCCCTGAGAATGATTACTGGGCCGGTAATGGTAGATATGCCCTTACCCAGTTTGTGAACGGGATACATCTCCCCTTGTGAGTTTTAGCCCCATTCAACAATGGTATCTGTGTACTCGATTCATCATTCTGCACGTTGCGGCTCAACACTTCTTGTTTCGCTGCTGTCGTCGATCGCTCCAGCGTATGCCGAGCCAGGTTGGTGTCGTCAGTACTGGGAAGACGGAGCCGACATCCCAGAAAGCCGAGATGGCGCAATCGTCAAGCTCCCGTCCTTCGCGCTATTTCATCATATTCTCCCAGGCCCTCAAATATTTCTCTACAGGCCACTTGCCCAGCATTTGCTGAAGTACAAGGGTCTGCCAGCAAATTGGCTGGCACCGAGACTCAACAGAATTGGCGATTGCATCGACGTTTCTGGATTGTCGGGCACTACACAAGTATTTGCTGCGTTCTGGGCCAAGCAAATAGCACTGGCCATCGACATTGATGCGCTGTTTATCAAGTCAAACTCACTTTTTTCCGAGCCAGAGACTGTTGCCAATTCTGCCCTGCGGCACTTTGGTCTGAATGGTCAACCTGACCTCAGATTCCTTGACTATGATGTTAAAGCCGCTCGATTGATTGGCCAAAATGATCCGATCAGCTTTGGCAGCTTTCGCTCTGTCCCTTTGCGCAGCAAGTCCGACTATGGGGTCTGTACGACAGAGGACGCTTTGGCAGACCCGCTAATCAAGGCAACAGTGGAATGGGCTGAAATGGAGTTTCCTCAGTGCAGGCCATTCACGCGATAACACGGCGCGCCTCTTTCCTGCCTGTAAAGCCTCATAACCTGCCAATCAAGTTTGCGGCCTGTTCTGAGCGCCGCGAATGTTTCAGCCACGAATTCGATTGGGTCTCTTGATGCGTAACGACTGACTCTCTGCGCTATCCGCTGATCCTCATCATTGCTCCAGGTGACGAGCCCTAACGCGACGCGACGCCGATTGTATTGATCTCTCGTGTGCGCTATCTCGTGATACAGGAAGGCGACAGGATCCCCAGACGACAGGTACCCCTTCAGTCGTGATTCACGAGATACAGTCCATGGATCGCCCCAGAAGCGGTGCGCAGCGTTCAAGTCCACGTACCGATAGCCAGGTGACGTGTTCGCACGTATACCTGAAGCGTAAGACTCAATGCGGACAGTGAGTCCGTAACCCTCTAGGAAGAATCTTGCGATTGCCAGGTTGTGATCGACATCATCCTTGATCCAGTTCAGCATCGCTGCCCTGGGTACTGGCTTGCAGATCGTGTGCGGCGGCCTGAAGTTCCCTTTTATAAAAATTTTTGAATGCATTTGCGGAAAAGATACTACATAGTGTCCCGCCAGTTTTGCAATAGGAATCTTATTATTGACTGGATCTAATCTCTACGAGATCAGTCTATTCAAAACAGGAGACTAACATGGCTCAACGTTCTGCTGGAGTGTTCCCCCGCGAGAAGTTTGATCTCGATGCTGCTTTCGAGGTTACCGCTACTTCCGCCGCTGCTCCTATCCCCCTGACCAGTATTGGCACCATCCGTGTGGTTGTGCTCGATGCAGGCGGCATCGACGATGCTGGTACTAATAAGATCACTGTTAACGTGGGTGGCAAGTCCGTGGTGTTTGCTGCTGCTGACCTGGACAAGAACGGCGTGGGTATTGCCCATATCCGTGGCTCCCTGTGTGACGCCAACAACAACATGGATTACGACCTGGGTGGTACCGCCACCGTGGGTGCTGTGTACCTGGACGTTGTGGACAACGTGGGCTGAGCCTAAGCCAACCACATCGGCAAACTATGGGGCGGTAACGCCCCTTTTTATTATGTACCTTCGTAATCGTCCAGCATATTACACAAACGGCGAGCAGACCATTGCCGTAAACTACAGTGCTCACGCAAGAGACCTTGAGCAGACTGGCTGGACGCTTGTTGAGAAGGTCGAAGTAAAAGTGGAACCCAAGATTGAGTCTGCTCCAGAGCCTGTGTCTGAAGCTGTTACCAGCGATACTGATCTCCCTTCTTTGACCAAAAGTGAACTGCTTGCTTACGCAGAAGCCATGGGTCTAGAGGCGAAGTCTACTTTTACTAAATCTGAAATCATCAGCTTGATCGAAGCAAATGATTGAATTTGAGCACGTCAAGGGGCCACGGATCCTTGAAGATGGCACGAATATTGATGCCGATATCATTGCTTATGAGCCGGTAATTCAGCGTCGAAATATTACAGATCCCGTCTCTGATGGATCTCTGGGCACCCCTGGCTATCAACCAGGACAAAAGAACAGAGACGGCTCGCCGCTGTAAGCAGGTAACCTAGTTGGTAACGGGATTTACCATGGCAATGCCATTAGCTATTGCAAAGCAATTTGGCAAGAAAGGTAAGCCTAAGAAAGGTAAGGGCAATGGCACCAAAAAAGCGTAGCACCGCAGATTTTTACGCCAAAAATCCTGAGGCGTATAAGAAGAAGCTTGCTTATGACAAGAAGCGCAATGCCCGACCCGACCGTAAGGATTATAGAGCTGAATTAGCACGGGAACGTCGTGCCAGGGGTATTATGGGCAAAGGTGGCCCTGATGTCAGCCATACCAGCGATGGCAAGTTTAAACTGGAAAACCCGAAAACTAACCGGGCTCGCAATGGTCATGGCAAGAACGCACGCTTAGCACCTGGCAAAGGTACAAAGAAATCAAAGTAGTGAATTGTTTGAGTAAACTAGATAAGTATTAGGGCACTCTATAGCAGATGCTCAATAGAGATGACTGGTATCGTAGCTTATCTGGTTGCCCACGGCCCTGAAATCCTTGCTGCATTGATTGCAGTTCATGCTGCAGCAGTTGCTATTGTCAACCTAACTCCCACCCCTAAGGATGACGCTGCAGTTGCTAAACTTTATCGTGTAATCGAAATCCTGGCAGGCATTGTCACCAAACTGTCAAAGGGCTGAGTCGATCGGATACCCGTTGGCTTCTTCGTTTCTCTACTAGAAGCCAGCGGGAAGAAGTTGAACGGTTGATCTCAAAAGTTAGATTCTATCAAACATTAAATAGTAAGGTAACTCTTGAAATTAATCGCGTAAAAGAAGAAATGGCCGAGATGGAACAAGCCTCTCAGCCGACAACAGTTAATCATCCGATCGACGACAATTTACAGACTGGTGACTCTAGACTACTTGGCGGTGGGATGAGTATTCATGCCCCTTGGTCAAAGGAATCGGAAGAATGACAATAGGGTTAATTTTTTAGATGGCACCTCAGGAACCTACCCCATACGGGGGTGACATCTATCATATTTTAGGTAACCTTGAAGGAAAAATGGACGCCCTGATTGCGCGCACTGCAGAGTACCGCGCAGACTTGCAGACTGCATTTGAAAGAATATCTAAACTGGAGAATAAGCAAGCTTGGATCATGGGTGCTGCCGTTGTTGTCAGTCTGGTGATGCCGACGATTGTCGGAATTGCATCTCGTAACTTTGATATCAAAATAGACCCGATCATAGAGAATCAAGCGAAATAAATTCAGGTAGACTACATCGCATTAAATGCGATTCATGAGTTATGTAACCTGGGGGCAGGTTTCTCGGTGGGCGAGTGAAGCCGGCTCAAAGTTCCCCGAGCTAACTGCTGCTCAGTTTGCGCTAGAGAGCAATTGGGGCTCTCAAGTAAGCGGAAAAAATAATCTGTTTGGGCTTAAAGGTGCTGGCAGCACTGTTAAGACAACGGAGTTTATAAATGGCAAAGAAGTTATTGTCTATGATGACTTCATTGACTTTGATACACCGGAAGAGTCTGTTCAATATCTGGTTGATAGATGGTACAAAGATTATGAATATGATGGTTTGACTTATCGCGGTGTAAACAATGCCGCAACAAGAGAGGATGCTGCAAAGATGCTGGTCTCGGAAAAATATGCCACTGACCCTTTGTATAGTAGCAAACTAATTGACATAATGAATAAGAATAGCCCTCCAGTTGCCACTCCAGTTTCACAACCTAGGTCGATCAACTTAGAAGATGCAGCGAGATGGTATTCGGCTCAGCCACACCAAATCGAGGCCTGGCGCAATCTGCAGGAGACGTTAACACCAGAGCAGTTAAGCACCTTTGCGGCTGATTACCGGGCCTCCAGGAAGCCTCTAGGAGCCCCTACGATTGTATCTTTTCCTTTAAAGGTTCCATACTTCTATCAGCGGGACAGCAAGACAGGACATGGCGAAAGATCCTGTCAGTCTTCTGCGATTGCCATGGTTGTGGAATTCTTGAATCCCGACCTGATTAAAGATGATGATGATTATCTAAATCTGGTACTCAGATTCGGCGATACCATTTCGCAAGCGGCTCAAGCCAAAGCTCTTAATGCTTTGGGTTTAAAGTATCAATTCAAACAAAACGGAACAGAAAGTGAGCTTATCCGAATTCTTAATTTAGGGTATCCCGTACCGATTGGAATCTTGCACAAAGGAAATATTCAGAATCCTACTGGTGGAGGCCACTGGATTACTCTGATTGGTTATGATGAAAAATACTTCTATGTGCATGATCCGTTTGGTGAACTGGATCTCATCAATGGAGGATATCCGAAGACTGGACCGACTGATGGCAAGTCCAAGAAATACACCAGAGCAAATCTGCTTAAGCGTTGGCTAATCCACAGCAAGAGCGATGGCTGGCTTTGGGATCTTAGCGAGAATAAGCGGCAATGAGACAACAAATTTTATTGCCGTTCTTGCCAGGCTATATGTTCGATGGAAACAGGGTTGTGTCCACGGGCGTGGCCCTCCCTCCTACTCAGCACATCCACCCTGAAACGGGTGAGATCGTCTATTATCTGAAACCGATCTTCGATATCGGCGGCGCGTCAATCGGTTTATTCATTCGGCACAAGGGAATCACTGATTGGGTGGATGCACTGGGGGAGTAGACTCCCCCAATACAGGTTCCCCCGAACCAATTACAGTTTAACGGTCCTCTAGGGGAATTCCTTCGTCTTCGTCGTCAGCATCGTCACTGGTTGCGTAGGTTAGGCCTGGGATGCTTTCGACAACCATCCGCATGTAACGATGAATATCTTCCTCTTCCCAATCGCATTCGTTATACAGGCGGGAACCAAGTTCGTTGAGTGCCATTGAATGGTTCTCACGCCAGAAGCCGATATTTAAAGCGTCTTCTTTTACCTTGGATACCATCATCAATATTTCTAATTCTGTGCTCATGTCTGACTGGAGGACGACCTGTTCTGTGTAATTGGTCCGCTTCCTGTCAATCAGCCAGAGGACAAATTTAAAAGAATGAGCAACGCCGCGTAACGCTAAATCTGATAAGGTAACGTGAACATTCACAAAGAATTCAAATATAATCCTCAGTCCTTCTATAAAGTTCTCGCCGAATGAGCCAACTAAGTTGTAGAGCTTGTTTCTCATCGTCTGATCCTGGAACTTTTGACAACATCAATGTTTTGCATCGTGTCATCATTTTTCAGACTTGAGGTCTGATAGTCCAATTGTATCAGCGACATCGAAACAAATCCCTGGACAGTTAAGATTTGCTCGTTTGGAGGTTGACCTTCCCAGAAAGCTTGCCTGCCGCGTACCTTAGAGTGCCAAACCTCAAGTTTTCGATCGTTAGGTTCTCCTTCCGCAGCCTTATGTTTACGAATGAGCCAGACCGCATGGGAGACATGCGACAAGGCGTCAGTGCCACGAATCTGATCAAGCTCTGGTGGTCTTGGTTGGGCCTTCATATCTTGTTGTTCATTCTTGATTCCTACTTGGTTCATCTGAGCCAGGACAAACAGATCGATGTCCAGTTCCTTGGCTGCGGTCATCAGCTTGTAGGCTCTTTCTTCCAGCATTGAAGGATTATCGCGAGGAGCCTTTTGGTGTCGCGACAGGACGTGGAAGTGATCGAGAACAACTGCTCTCAGTTCCGGATTCTGTGCTTTCATTGCACGCATCGAATTAACAACAGTGTCAACACATGCGCCCCATGGAGCCTCAATCAACAACTTGCCATGCTGTTGTTCAAGTTCAAAAGCAAGCATCCCAATCAGATTAGCTAGGCTCTCTTTGTCATTCAGATTAGGACTTTCAAGTTCACCCACTGTGACGTAACCAATTCCATCTTCAGTGGCTTTCCAGTGGTAGCCATGCTTTGCCAGCAGCTTTCGACTAAGGCTTGCCATCAGCCTTGCTTCGATAGCCGGATAATCAAGTTCTGCTGAAATAAATCCAACTGTCAGTCCTTTGGTGCATAACGAAGCTGCTATCTGACAGCCAATTGCCGTTTTGCCCACAGAGGTTCTGGCGGCAACGGTCATAAGACGCCCACCACAAGACTTGCGGGTATCGGGATAGGCGACACCACCTTCAATATCAATATCAAAAGCATCAATACCAGTAGATGCTGGTCTTGTGATTCTGGAGAGCGCAGACAGACGATCAATCCAGTTCTGTCTTTGTGCGCCTGGATTACCGATAATAGCATCAATCAATCCAACTGCCTGTCCCTGGTTGCCAATACTGCCGCGCATCATCCCAACGCCTTCCATAGCGCGTTGCTGTAAATATTCAAGCGCTTCTTCTAATTTTGTATCAGCTTTTATGTTTTGTTTTGCATTATGAAGAGTCTCAAGATACAGCGCTCTAACTCGTACTTGTTTTAGTACGTCTAATGCTGTCTCCCACTCCGATATTTCGTCACCGTATCTTTCTATTGTTTCTGGATCGGCGAGTTCTGTTATCGTTTGATTAAAATCAATTAGCGATACACTTCTGGATGATTGATTGAGATTAGAATAGTTCGCAATCAAAGATTCACGGGAAATTACCTGACCGGTTCTTTCTCCTATGAATGTTAGATCTATTTCTTTGGCGATAGCTCGAAAGCATTCGTCAGACCAAAGAGATGAGGGTATTAGTTGATTATGACCAATACCAAATCCAGTCCTAAGCTGAGACCACAATTCTCTGGCGAGACCGCTCCTTGACGACAAGACGCGGCTAAGAACAATCGCTTCCTGACTGATTGTTTCTTCTCGTTCTTGTACGCTTGTTGGCTGAAGCTTGTCTACGGTACGCGCAACTTCCATTGCACGATGGATGACCTCTGTATTGGTTGAGACAATACGGTCCCCTTCGGACTGGAGTAGCCCGAGGTCTACGGCTTTCTGGAGGTAGAAAGGTAAGGTCATAATCGATTATAGCTCGTCATCGTAACGCCAGAAGCGCTCGCGTGACTCCTCAGGTTCAGGGATATTGCTAGGCCAGCTTGGTAGCTGGTACTTCATTCTAAATTTAGACGGATCAAGTTTTTCTTTGATGAATTGTTCTTCTACTTCCAGGATTTGATCCGATAATGTATCTATGCTACCGGGATCATTTCTGAGCATGTTAAAATATAGATAATGGAGTTCATCATATCGATCAATTAGTTTCCTAAGCCTTGCTGGTAGTGTTACTTGATCTGTTCGATCTTCCTCGTTAACAGCTTCTGCTTCGTCATAATTTAATCCTTCATTGTAAAGCGAATATACATTTTGATATTTCTTTTGCATCGGAGCGCCAATCCCGATAATACTTTGAAGTGTCTTACTGGTGTTCTCCTTTGACCAGAACGGTGAATGGTCAACTCCGGCTTTGAGTATAGAGAAGAAGTGTTCATAGTCGTGTGGAGTTATCTCAAGCGCTTTGATATGAAGGTCTAATGATTTCATGAGCTGATCGCTCATTTTATTAATCTTAGCGTAATCTTTGGGCCGATAATTATTCCAAGCAATTCTTGCTTGTTCTAGGTAGTTTACTTTTTGCTTTTGTTCTTTTGGTTCTGACTTGGGCGCTTTTTCATAATAAGATGGATCAAGGATTTCCGTATCAACTATCTCTCGGCTTCTTATATCTGCAACTCTAAGTTTTCTCAGAACAGGAATTGGGTCTTTTAATATAATATGTTCGTTGGTACCAGAGATAAAACCTAGTTCTCTAAGTTCTGCCATACATCTAATCCTGGTGGCACGATGTATACCAATTCTTCTATCCAGAACTCCTTTGTCTACGGGCATGTAATCAGCCTGGCTGGCCAGGATCATCCAAAGAAGCTTGGTGTTCGCCTGCAAATCATCGCAATAAAGCAACTCAAATGGAGCCTTTGCGAAGCGCCCTACTGCCCAGTCGTGGCTTTTTGAGATCGAAATCTTAGTCATGGCGGGGGAACCAACGTCGACAGGCTAGCCGCTTTTGGATTCTTGTCAAATTATTACGATTTACAACGAAACAATTTGCAACAATGCTGATAAATGCAACAAAACAGGTTGCTTCTTGAAACACAATATGTTGACTCGTGAAACGATGGCGTGTTGTGTTTTGCTACAGGGGGCAGAGGAGCGCGTTGCAAAAAACAACCCTATACTAGAATAGTATTTAAGCTTCTTACAGAGGCTTAAGGTTTTTGTTTAAACCACTAGAACAAAAACAACAACTAGAACAACTAGATTGGCTGCAGCGCTCCGCGCCAGGTCGTTATGGTGGTGGCATGGAGAAGCAACCAACCAAGCGATCGGCCAAGGAGGTCCAGGCGGCAGAGGAAGCCTGGGAGGAAATCGGCGCTGCCCTGGCTGCAACGGTTGTGGAGGGCGGGAAGAGCCGTTCCTGGGTTTGGGACTTGATAAAACCGCTTGGTTTGTACAAGCGTTGGATGGTCGGTTATTGGATTGAGAAATACGAGACTCTTAATGCGGCCCGTTTAGAAGCTCTTAAGAAAAACAAAAGATCCCGGAAAAAAGTCCTGGAATTGGTTCCGGTATTTGACGAACGGACGGATTAGTGGTATCTGTTATCCTGAATAGACACCCCATCTAAACCATGGCCGAGATTCCGAACCTTGCTGGAGTAGCAACAACTGATCTTGTCGAAACCATTGGCTCCGGCAGTTTTAAAGCTAGTTATATCAATTGGTCGCGAACCTTAAATCTGCTACGTCAGAACGCGCCTGGCTGGAACGTTGAAGCTGTAGCTTCCATCGATGGCGGACTGATCCATCGAGATCCGGTTGGCGGTCACCTGATGATTTGCTATCGACACATCGATGGCACAGTGACTCCTCAGGTTCCGCAGGCGATCATGGATCACCGGAACCAAGCGATTCCTTACGAGAAGATTACGGCCAGAGACGTGAGTGATACGCATCGTCGCGGAGCTTGTCTCGTGGCTGCAATGCAGTTTGGCCTTGCTCATGAGCTGTGGGCCAAGATGCCCCTTGAGAGCGGTTACGGCTCTGATGTGGATAAAGACGCGCCGCGCATCTCAGAGGCCCCCAGAACAGCCTCTGAGCCGCCTCAGAAGGCGGTAACGAAGGAAGACTTCCTGGAAGCCGCCCTGGAGAAGGGGCTCCATACAAAAGCTGCAGAGGCGCTGCTAGAAAAAGTTGGCACAAACTACGCTGGTGGCGTCAAAACATTGGCAGCCAAAGACCTGGCCTGGGTTGACCAGCAAAACGCTCCTTTCTTGGAGGAAGCTGCCCCAAAGCAATCGAAGCCAGCGGCAAAGAAAACTACCAAGCCAGACCCCAGCGAGTACTAGAGAAACAAGATTTCCCCAGACTGCTGGACTACCAAGAACTTCCCCAAGCGGAGTTCATCGATGTAGCAGCCAGCAGCTTGGCGAAATATTTCTCTGGAGAAATTATTAAAGATTACGAGGGGCCTGTCTAAGCCCCTTTTTCTCTGTTAGATTGATTTTGCTAATTCCTTTGACGATGGAACTCAACCAGGACAGCCTGACCCACTGGATGAACAGAGCCGGGTCTAAGCCCCTGTTGGATCAGGTTGAAATTGATAATATCGCCAGGATTATCCAGTCATCCGAGCCTGGCTCTAAGAAATATAAAAAATATGTCAACAAGATTGTCGAGCACAACCTTCGCCTTGTCGTGAAGTTTGTCCATGCGTTTATGACGCATAAGACGATGAACAATTGGGGATCGCCAGATACCCTTGACTATCTTCAAGTTGGTTCACTTGGCTTGTATCGGGCAGCAGAAAAGTACGACCCAGATAGAGGATATAAGTTTTCTACTTACGCAACACACTGGATTCGTTCATTTGTCGGCAGGTATAACCTGAAAACAATGAGCACTTTTACGATACCAGAGCACGCCTCTCGTAATGCTCATTATTTTGAGGCTCACGGGACTCCAAAGAGACGCAAAAGTGGCGTCATGCCAACCGATGGCGAAACAGTCGAAATGGTCAAGCTATTGCGTAATGCGCAACGGCCTATGTCGCTGGATGTAACCATTGATGCCTGTGGCGTTACATTGCTTGACACCATAGATAGGCAATACGAGGCGCCGGATGCTTTTGTTGAAGGGTGCTTCGATACAGAGACTGAAGACCTCTTCGTTAAAGCCGGGCTCAGCGGAAAACAGATCTTCATCCTTCGAGGACTCTTCGTTGATAACGCCAAAGCAGGTGACATCCAAAAGGATCTATGCATCTCCCAAGGGCAGTATCTGAAACTAAAGAAGCAGGCTTTGGACTCGCTAAAGTCTGTATTAGAACCGGTATAATGTACTGTAAACCCTTTTTGGGGAACGATGGCTACGATTGCAATTGCAGGAACTGTTACTGGAAAGGCAGGCGAATCTCCTGTCACTCTAAAGACGTTTGATAACGGGGATACTGTCGCAAGCTTCTCGGTTGCTGACCGGGCATATGTATATGCCAAGCCAGGCGAAGATCGCCAAGGTCAATTCTATCGCTGCGAAGTGCGCGGCAAAGCTGCCGAAATCGCTGCAGAGCGGATCAACCGTGGTGACAAAGTGGGTGTTTCTGGGCAACTGGTTCAGCGAACCTATAACGACAAGCTGTATCTTGACGTGAAGAACGCCTCGATTACTTTCCTGGAAACTCGCAACCAGGACTCCAAGGGCGAAATGCCGTTCTGATCTAGAGCACCGGGCCGGCGAAAGTCGGCCCTAGCTATTTAACATAATGGAAAGCGCCAAACACGAATTGCCAGGAGGTATCGGCCTTTTCATTGATGAAATGCCATTGTTGACGACGGCTCAGGTGCGGCCTTATGTTATTGCTACATTGCTGCATCGTGGAGCTGTTCGATACGGAGAAGTGCTTAGTAGTTTGACTCCTCACTGCTCTACTTCTGATCTTAAAACAGGCGGATGGGATCCGCTTGATGGAGAATGGTGTGAAGGAACTCGTCTAGAGAAGTTAGTAGACGAAGTGCTTGGTGAATTCACCTCTGAAGGAGTAGTTCGTTATAATGAGGAGCAGGAGCTTTGGGTGCTTACATCAAAGCATTTATCAACAATTATCTCGTGGGTTGCTGCACTTGGAGCAAAAATGCCGAGTCATCTCTTGATGGAGATGAGTAGAGATCAGCTTTGTCGAATACCTGATTACATCAACATCGAAAATGAGAACACTTAAGGACGGAACCGTCAAGTACAAGAAAAGTTCATACAAAGAATCAGAAAGGCTGTCGATGCCTTCTTTCCCTTTGCCTCGTTTTACGAAAGGGTCAAAGGTGCAAGTTTACCTTGGTGCCGGGTGGGGTTCTGGTTATGTCGTCGATAGTTACCAGGATCGTTGTGTCGTTAGGCTTTCTATGGGCAATCGAATCATCACAGTATTCGATGCTCGTTCGGTCCGCGCTGCCCAGGAATGAAAACTCAAAAGCAAATTGAGTCTGTATGTGACTCCATCAAGAACATGCTTCTTGAAAAGAACAAGAAGTATGGAGACTCTGCACTGTCGCCAGTCAGAATCTTCAGCAAGGCTGATGCTGTCGAGCAGATCTTGGTCAGGATTGACGACAAGCTCTCTCGTATTTCTAAGGGAGTGGGACTTGTTGCTGCTGATGAGGATGTAGTCAATGACTTGATTGGCTATCTGATCTTGCTGAAGATTGCTAAACAGCAAGACTCTTCTCAGTGGGATGGTAGTGACATTGAACCCACCCCTGGCAAGCAATCGGCGACCATGTACGACGACATCATTTCTTTCAACACTAACTCCGTCGAACAATATTTCGGGAACAATATGGCTAATTCCTGGATCTCTTGTAGTCAGGAGGACGCTACTCTTGCCGATGTCTACTCCTCGGGAGATCGTTTCGCCTGATTACGAAATCGTAATTCAGCAGCCATTATTCTCTAAGGCACGCCCAAGGCTGACGAGAACTGGACACGCTTACATGCCTGCTCCGTACAAAGCGGCGCAGGCTGTAATGCGAAAACAAATCAAGCAGCAATGGAAGCAGGGTCCACTAGAAGGCCCTGTTTCCTTGTGTATGTATGTCTCCGGCGAAGGGCGCGGTGATCTGGATAACATTGCTGGCGCCTTTATGGATGCCGCTCAAGGGATACTGTTTGTCGATGACAGGGTAAGCGTCATACCGGAACTGTATATCTCATGGACAAAAGCAACCAAGCTGAAGTCAGAGTGGATCATCCACGTATACCATCTGACGGGGTCGTTAGAATGAGCAATATAACCATGGCAAATGGCAAGCGTCGCTTATAACCAGCCAGATCCTGCCTATCGCAGAGAGATAGGTGAAAATCAAAGCTCGTTAAAAAGCATCCTCGTCAGCCCGGCTCATTACCAGGCCGCTAAGAAAAGGCGCTTCGCTCCAACGATCAACATGGAGATTGGCTCGGCCCTTCACTGTAAAGTTTTAGAAGGTGACGAAGAGTTCGACAAAAGATATATCATGCGTCCTGATGGTATATCATTGAACACCAAGGAAGGAAAAGAGTGGAAGGCAGAAAATTCTGGGAAAACCGTTCTTACTAACTCAGAACGAGAAAGAGCCTGGGATAGTGTTCTCGGAATGGCAGAGTCGCTAAGAAAGCTTGACTGGTTTAAAGAAGATCAGATTGATTACCGTAAGTTCAACGAACTTTCGATTTACTGGGATGTCGACGGTATTCCCTGCAAGGGCAGGCTTGACAGGCTTGTCGATACCGGAGAAGAATTACTTGTCTTGGATTTGAAGACAACGGACTCCGTTGATCCTTCTACATTTAACAAGAAAGCAGCAGGTGGAATGAATTATATATTTCAGGCTGCCTGGTATGCGGAAGCGGCTTCTGTTGCTTACAACAAGCCAGCAAAGTTTATTTTTGTTGCTATCGAACGAGCCTGTCCTTGGAGCATTGGCATCTTCGAGGTATCAGAAGAGACAATGGCTGAGGGCTACAGGCAGATCAACCAAGCAAGAACAATTTTAAAGGAATGCTTAAAAGAAAAAAGGTGGCCGGGTCCAGAAATCCAGTATAATATGCTTGATCTACCAACTTGGTATCGCTCTCCCCTTAAGGTTGAGACACCCGGTTTCGATGACCTCTTCTGATGAGCAACTCTACGACAACCTCTAGCTCTACCGGCATCAGTACCACGGGACTGCTTGGCGTCCTGTTTGTTGGTCTGAAGCTGACAGGGGTGATTAACTGGCCCTGGTTATGGGTTCTTGCTCCTTTCTGGATTCCAGTCGCGATCCTGCTGGCGATCTTACTGGTCCTTGCCGCTATCTGGGTAATTGCCAAAATCACTGAGTGACCTAATGCACGACGCTAAACTCATCGCCATCACCCCAGACGCAGAGAAGATCTGCATTCATTGCGCCAGGGTTAGCAATCCCGCGAACCAGGACAATCCTGAATATGCAAGGCTGGTTAAGTATCTGATCAAGGAGCGCCACTGGAGCCCATTTGAAATGGCAAATATGGTAGTAGAAATTAATACTACCAGAGCAATTTCGCCACAAATTCTTCGTCACCGTTCATTTTCATTCCAGGAATTTAGTCAGCGTTACTCGAAAAGCACCGAACTAGCAGGCGAGTTTCCTTTGCCTCATCTTCGCCGGCAAGATAACAAGAACAAGCAGGCCAGCCATGATGACCTGGATGAAATCCTTAAAAGAAACCTTGAGTTCGAAATCGACTCGCTTTATGAGCACGCAACGTCTGTCTATAAGAGTCTCCTCGACAGCGGCGTGGCTAAAGAGTGCGCCAGAGAGGTTCTTCCTCTGGGTGTACCTACTCGTTTATACATGAATGGCAATCTTCGTAGTTGGATCACTTACATTGCTCTTAGAGAGAAGAACGGGACGCAGTTAGAGCACCAGAACATTGCTTTGTCTTGCAAGAAGATCCTGAGCGAACATTGCCCTGTTATCGCTGAAGCTCTTGGTGGCCCAGACGCCCCATGGGAGCTATAAGTTGGAACAATAGGTAACGCATATGGCGAGAAGCCCCGTGTCAGAATGGCGTGAAGCCAAGCCGCCTAAAGGTGAGCCAGGTCCAATTTACGGTTTCAGAAGAGGCTACAGGGTCAGAGATGCTGGTCGCCATGAAACAGCGGATCAATACTCCGCGTTTCAAAAGTTTCTTCTGTTACAAGGGAACAGAACCTTCACTGCCTTAGAGCAGGCAACTGGCTATTCGACGCCAACACTTTCTTCTTGGGCAGAAAATTATAACTGGCAAAAACGCGCTGCAGCTTATGATAAAAACCAGATGGCTATCGTCTGGAAAGAAGCGCAAAGGATGCAGCGCAATAGCCATCGCGACGCCATTGTAGAATTCAGGGAATCTTCAGAGCGTCAAGCCAAGATGATGGCTCGCGTCTCTGAAGATCTTTTGCGTATTCTTGGCAAAAGAATTGAAAGAGCTGACCAGGAAGGGGAAGATGTCCCCATGAACCTTGTTTCTGGTCTACTTAGGGCTGCGGCCAACATCAACGAGCAGTCAAGGCAGTCGTGGGCCACATCTCTTGGCGTTAACGAGATGTTGGATATGATTGATACTGAAGTAACCAAGGTAAACGTTGAGGATGTTACTGAAGTTGATGCTTATGACATCCCCTTAGACGAATGACGTATCCTGATTTCCCAATGACCGTCACCCAAGAAGAAGACGGCAGTTTTACTATTGAATGGGATCAAAACCATCCCGTTACATCTTACTTCAATGATTTCACCGAAGAAGATTTCATTGAAATGATTATGGCTCGTTGCAAATTAGTATTGGGTGAAGAGATAGAGTAATGGCCATTAAACTCGGCAAGGATTTCCTGGAGAGGTCAGCTTCCGACCGGGAGATGGTCCGCAAGCTGCGGGAAATTAAGACTGAAAGGAAAGAAGGTGCCAAGAAGGTAATCCTTTATAAGTTCATTAAGGAAGTTTGTGCCAGTTATAAGTTCTACAAGGTTCACGCAGAGCTGACTAGACAGCTTCAAAGGGTTATTGACGGAGACTGCAAACGACTAATTATCCAGATCCCTCCCAGAACTGGAAAGTCGATGCTGTCATCAAAGTTGCTGCCGGCAGCTTATCTACTTGCACATCCTGATCGTTACGTCGGCATCAGTTCCTACAGTGCGGAATTGGCAGAAGGTTTTTCACGCGCAGCCAGGGACTACTACAGGGAAGCTGGCGGGCTATTCGACCCTCACAAGCAGGCTGTGAACGACTGGGGTACCCAAGGTGGCGGTGGCCTGTGGGCTGCTGGCGTCGGCGGCGCCATCACCGGTCGTTCTGGTCACTTGTTGATCATCGACGACCCGGTGAAAAACAGAGAAGATGCAGACAGCCCCAGAGTCATGGAGAAGCTGTGGGATTGGTACACATCTACTTTATATACACGACTTGAACCGGTGGTTGGCTCTATTGTCGTCATTCAGACTAGATGGAGCGAGAACGATCTAATTGGCAAGCTTCTTGAGTCTGAGATGAATGTCTCAGAGAAAGGCCGAGAGAATTGGACAATCCTGGATCTTCCGGCAATCTCGGAAGATATGGGTTCACGTCCGCCTTTGCCATCTCATTGTGATGTTGTAGAAGATTGGAGAGAGAAATCCGGGGAAGCGCTTTGTCCGCAACGCTATGGGATCGATGAATACGAACGCATCAGAGAAGCAATTGGTACTCGCGACTTTGCTGCCTTGTATCAACAAAGGCCAGCTCCTGTCGGCGGTAACATGTTCGATCCTAGCTGGTGGCAATATTATGAACATGACACGGTAATGCCTGAATTCCAGCGCATCATGCTCAGTGTCGACTGTACTTTCACCAGCAACAACAATAGCGACTATGTTGTTGGCAGCGTCATCGGACAAGCCGGAAACAGGTTCTATGTGATTGACATGGTCAGAGAAAGACTCGATATCGTCGGAACAATCAACATGATTTCAAGGATGTATAACAAGCACTCCTTGAGCGGTACGATTATCGAACTTGCAGCTTCCGGCTATGCCGCTTACCAAATGCTGCAACAGCGGGTTCCAGGACTGATTGGCTTCAAGCCGGAGAAATCAAAATCAGCTAGAGCTGCCGGTATCGTGCCAATTGTTGAGGCTGGAAATGTCTTCCTGCCAGCCAGTGCCACATGGCTCGATTCGTATATAAATGAATTCAGCCTGTTTCCTGCTGCAAAGAATGATGACATCGTCGACTCTATTACGATGGCGATTAATTATATGGCGCAAAGATCTGCGCCTGTCATGACCGAAGTGACATGGGGGCGCACTGCTTTTGTTCCTGGGGCGACCGCTAGAATAGAAATAAACACATAATGGCCCGTAAATCTCTGGATTTTCAGCTCACGCCTGAGCAACAGAAGATGGCCGCTGATAATATTAATCTAGCAAGAAGAGAGGCTTGGCGGATCCAGAGAACTACAGGCATAGATTATTCAACACTTGAAGGCGCGGCGTTTCTTGGTCTGTGCAAGGCTTGCCATCGATATGATCCGGATTCCGGATACAAGTTTTCTAGTCTGGCTACGCCGACAATTAGAGGTGAATTGCTGCACTGGGTCAGAGACAGGACTTACGCAATGCGGTTATCTCACAAGATGAGAGAAAACTGGATTAAAGGTAGGAAGATGCTGTATTCCGGATCTAGCGATATCGAGGTTGCAGACGAGCTTGGCCTGAGCTTGCAGGAATGGCAAGAGACAAGATCCGCTTGCTCCGGCCCTCCATTAGAATTAAAGGATCAGTCTATGCCGACAGATCCACTTGAAGCTGAAGAGATCAATTTCAGGGAGATATATCAGGAAAAGGCTACTGATATCATAGAAAGCTTAAGCGAAGAAGATAAGGAATTCCTGGATGACTATTTCAATAGCCAGGGAGTCAAGCCTCCTGTTAGAAAATTTCAAGTGCTCTGGGAAGAGCTGTCTAAACGTAAACTAACGTGAAATACCCTTGCTAAGCGCGATCTGGGTTCTAAGATGCTTCCATCAGCTCATAGCGCATGACCTGGCTTGGCCACCATCTAGCTGATGTCTTGGTTATGGTAGCGCCATTGCTGCCACTTTCTTTGGCATTGCTAATTTTGTACCTCATCGCTACGGCTCCAGATGATCATAAGTGACACAACGCTGACAGCCATACGCGAAATACCTTTCACTACGATTCTGCAAAAAGAGAATATATCATTTAAAAAGATCGGCAAAGAAGCAGTTACATTATGTCCATGGCACAATGACAGTAATCCGTCGATGACGGTTAGCGATGAAAAGAACTTGTGTTATTGCTTTGTCTGTCAATATGGCACTGATACTATTGGGTTCCTGCAGCAAAAGCTAGGGCTTGACTTCAGTGATGCAGTTCATCGCATAGCTAATTGCGGCGATCTTGTCGTAGAATATGACAACATCGACCCCAAGCTTGCCGTCCAGGAAGCCAAGAGAAGAGCGGAGCTGTTTGACAAAACCAACAGACAACAAGAGAATTTCCGTAAAAATATAACCGATGCGAGAGCTATTCGTATCCATCAAATCTTAGAAGAGAGAGATATAGCTCCCTCGACAAGTCGTCACTTTGGGCTTGGGTATGCAATCGATGGCTTTTTTGCTGATCGCATTACTGTTCCAATTCATGACCATCAAGGTTACTTAGTTGGATTCACCGGACGGGCAACAAGAGATGAAGCAAAGCCAAAGTATAAGAACTCTGAAAACGGTGAGATATTTGACAAATCAAGAATTGTTTATAATGAATACAGAGCGAGCGAAGCTATCAGGGAAGCTGACAGCGTTATCTTTGTTGAAGGGCATTTTGACGTTATTAGCTTGTGGCAGCACGGGATCCGTAATGTTGTAGCAATGCAGGGGACCGCCCCACCCAGTGAAGCTATCCTGAAAAGACTGTCTAGAAAGACGAAACGATTCATCTTATGCTACGACAGCGATGAAGGTGGAACTAAAGCTATCGAGAACTTCATCAAGGTAGCCGGACCCGCCGCTTGCAGAGGTGAGATAACAATATCTGTGGCTGAGTTGCCTGATGGAATGGATCCCGATGAGTGCATCAGAGATGAATCTATCGATTTCTTTTCTATTATCGAGAATTCGGTTTCATGGCTTGACTGGCAGTTGGATGTATGGCTTGCCAACGTAGATAGGACAGATACGGCAAAGTTCATTCAGATAGAAACTAGTGTCAGGCAGTTGGTTGAATCTATCAATTCGCCTAGTTTGCGTCAATACTATATTGACAAGGCCTCCAAAATTTTGGCTGCAAATCAAAAGTCTGCCGCAAAAATTGCTAAGGAGTGGTCCGAGAATATTAAAGTAGTCAGATTAAAAAGAACATGGACAAAGCCAACACCTGCGGAAACAAGGATTGGGGCTGAAAAGAAGTTGCTGCGGATGTACATCCACATACCAGAACTGCGGGAAGAGTGCCGCAAGTTGATGGATCGACTGCAATCCCCTAGTCATAGGTGGCTGTGGCAGAGGATCAATGAATTGGAGGAGCACGACACCAGACCGCTAGAGCCAGAAGCTGTAATGGCGGTCTTGGCGGTATGCGAGCCCTATTACACCAGGCAGTTGCGACCTATAGCGGTTCCTACAATAAAAGTGCTGAATAACTCAGGCATCCTTAAACACATTCAAAAAACACTGAGTGAGGAGTTGACGATCAATGGCATCTAGGAACAACAATCGCCCCGTCGAGTATGTTATGTACACCATGAACGGGTGCCCTTTTTGCAATCAGGCAAAGGCGCTGTTTGAATATTATGGCGTGAATTATGAGACTAAATACGAGAAAGCACCTGATTGGGATACTTTTCCAGGTATCTATAAGGTCACAGAAGAGGGGCCAAAGCTGATCGGTGGCTTTACCGAATTGGCAAAGTATTCATATGACAATGGCTTATAGGTAATGGACGCCGGTCTCCTGGCAGTACTAGTCGCAATTCTCGCATTCTACCTAGTCCTGCCAGTTGACTTTTACCTGTTGACAGAGACTTGCTTGGTTACGCTGAGACTGGTGGTACTTAACTACTACCTAATGTTTCAGGCGTGGCGGTTGCATCGTCTAATCTGCAAGGATCTGGCTAGAATTGGAATGGCTAAGCCGGCATTTAAGTTCACCCCGATCTGGGAAAGGTAATGGCAACCAAGAAGACCCTCACTGGAAACAACCGCCCAATGGAGCGGATCGGCAAAATTACCCACCAAGGAAGCGGCTTAAGATCCCGCCCAAAGCGTGGTAAGAAACGCTACAGGGGCCAGGGGCGCTGATGTCACAAGGATCCGTCTCTAATTATCAAATTCAAGAAGCAGTTGATTCAATCTATGCAATGATCAAAGAGGGGAAGCTTGCTCAAGCTTTATCTCTTTTGTATTTCATGCATAAATTGAATTTATTAGAATGGGTCCTAGTTAAAAGAGAATTGATTTCTTCTGCTAATACTGTAAAAAAACTGCAGTTAATAGCAACGCTACTAGAAGCATCAAAGAAATCAACACTAGCAGAATCAAGTGTTTTGGTCCCAGGTTTAATCTGCGATCCAAGGGACTAAAATTAGCCTAACAACGCTGTTAAAAGCGGCAGTCTATCTTCGCATCTCCAAAAACAATGGCAGAATTTAGTTCTTTTGCCCCGTCTGCTCCTGCTGTTTTTTACCGCTCTTATTCTCGCAGAAAAGAGGACGGAACTCGGGAAAATTTCGCTGAAGCGATTCATCGGACTATTACAGATATTGCTGATATTGGTCATTTCACCAAAGAGCAGCTCGACATGGCCCTTGAGATGGGCCTCAAGCAGCATTGCTTCCCCAGTGGTCGATCTCTTTGGGTCGCGGGCACAGAGTGGGGCAAGAAGCCGGAAAATTTCCCCGGTTACTACAACTGCTGCTCGATGCACGTCGATGACGTTTCCATCTTTGGCTTGCTCATGGAGCTTGCAATGATGGGTACTGGCACGGGCGCTGTGCTGGAACTTGATGTGATTCGCAGGCTTCCTGAAGTCAAGCGTGGCCTGCATTGCGAAATTGTCAAGCAAAACGAAGGAGCGAAAGGTGGTCGTGCTCAGACTGAAATTAAACTGATTGGGATTAAAGACGAGAATCCAACCATTCTGGTCTCCGTTGGCGATTCCCGTCAGGGCTGGGCTTCTGCCTACCAGGGCTTGATCGAGCTTGCGATGGGCACTCCTGCAGAAGGAGAAGAGGAAGAGACGACTTGCATTGACGCTAATATCGTCCTGGACTTGAGCCAGGTACGTCAGGCCGGTGAGCCCCTCAAAGGCTTCGGTGGAACCGCGAACCCTGTTCGCTTACAAGACACCATGGAGCGAGCCATGGCGATCCTTACAAAAGCAGTAGGACGCAAGCTCACTTCGATCGAATGTTGTCTGTTGATCGACGAAGCGGCTAGCGCAGTTGTGGCCGGTAATATCCGTCGCAGCGCCGGGATGCGTCAATTTACCGCTGAAGACAAGGCGGCAGCAGTGGCTAAAGACGGTCTTTATAAGCAAGACGAAGAGGGCAACTGGAGCGTTGATCCAGAGAAAGAAGCTCTGCGGATGGCTAACCATACGCGCTGCTTCCACCAGAAGCCCATGCTGCAAGACATCAAGGACGCTGTTACGAAGCAGTTCTGGTCTGGCGAAGGCGCTATCCAGTATGTGCCTGAGATGGTTGCCAGATCCAATGCGGACCTGCTGGATTCGCCGGAGAAAAAGGCTAATTTCCTTGATATTTATGTGAAGTTCAGCAAGAATCACGCTGCTGAATACTTGCGGACGCTTGCTACGGAAGCGGGCGAACCGACTGATGATCGGATTATTCAGCATCGGATTGAGCGTTATGGTTTGAATCCCTGCGGTGAAATCAGCCTCCGGGATAATTTGTGCAATCTCTCCGAGATTCATTTGAATACAATTGATCCGAAGGATCTTGAACTTCAACGCAAGGCTTTCTATGTAGGCGGTTTACAGGTTGCGGCTCTGCTGAACCATAAATTTGTCCCTGAAAGGCTTGCCTATAGCCGTGAGAATGATCCCATCGTCGGCGTATCATTCACTGGCCTGTTTGACTTCTTCGTTCATGCATTTGGGGCTGAATGGCTTGGGTGGATGATGAAAGGTCGTCCAACCGGTCAGGCATTCAAAAAGTTCACCCAGAAGGAAGAAGCCTTCCTTAAACTCTGGAAAGAAGCCGCCGAGCAAGGCGTTAAGGACTACTGCCAGCAACAAGGGCTCCGACTCCCGAACCGCTACACCACTGTGCAACCCGCCGGCTCCAAGAGCTTGTTGACTGGTGCTTCCCCTGGCTGGCATCCTCCTAAGGCACAACGCTTCATTCGCCGGATCACCTTTGGTGTCAACGATCCCCTTGTTAGCGCATTGCGTGATTATGGATACAACGTCATCCCAGCCCAAAGCGCACGAGACGAAGAAGGGAATCTCCTGGACGACATCTCTGATCCCAGGGTTCAAGAGGTTTTGGTTGAGATTCCAACTGAAGTTTCTTGGGCGAATTTACCTGGCTGTGATGAGCATGATCTGAGCCAGCTTCCTGTTAGTGCTCAATGGGGCCTGTATATGCAAGTCCAAAATCACTACACAACCCACAACACCTCTGCCACTCTTGAGTTCCGGGAAGCTGAAATCCCTGTCCTTAGTCAGCTAATCTATGACAATATCAGGCAGGATGGTGGATACATCTCTGCTGCACTCTTGGCTCGCTTCGATGCGAACGAGACATTCCCTCGTTTGCCATTTGAACCAATCAGCAAAGAAACGTTCCAACGAAGAATGGCAGCAGTCGCGGCTGTTCGGAGTGGATTAGCTGAACATGTGACGATGCTTGACCTGCTTCAGCAGTACGATCGCCCTGATTATGAGCTGAAAGGGGCCGCTGGTTGCGATTCCGCGAAATGCTTAAGTGAATCTGACAAAGACAAGGATCAGATTGGGCAACTGATCTAAGGCGTTTATGGATCGTTAGACTGGACAAGATCCAGGCTACCCCTGTGCCAAGTCGCAGAGATCCACCTAAGTGCCATAAGCATTACAGCCCGGAAGTCCAACAGGCTGTAATGCATTTTCAAGATATGTGGGCTGTTTATACGAATTCTACTTTCTATGAACTGAAAGAGAATGACTACCGGGTAGTCGCCGTACAAACAGCCTTCAATCAACTTGTTAGAGCGCGTAAACGCGAAACAGGTACTGGTTTTTACTTGACAGCACAGGAGTACAAAGATGTCAACAATCTGTGATTATCAGATTGCTCAATATGCAAAGAAAGGGCTCATTGAACCCTTCAATGAGAAACAGGTTAATCCTGCATCTTATGATGTCAGACTGAATGGCTGCTTGCTGCTTGAGCACGAGCCGGACAAAGATTACCCAGAAGAATCGCTAAAGTGCGATTGTAGATGGGTCAAGCATATCTGTGATGAAGGTGGTTACCTTCTGAAGCCTGGTGAGTTTGTACTGGGCTGCACGGAAGAGTTCTTCAGTGTACCACCAGAACTCGAAGCTGTGTTTCAGCTCAAATCTTCCCGTGGAAGAGAGGGATTTGAACATGTGCTGAGTGGTTACATTGACCCAGGATTCTCTGGTAGATTGACATTGGAATTAGTAAATGTCAACAGATACCATGATTTACTATTGCTTCCTGGAATGCTAATTGGGCAAGTCCGTTTTATGAAACTGGACGAACGTCCCAGGAGAGACTACTCACAAACTGGTCATTATCAAAATGACACAAATGTGCAGTATTCAAAAGTAGATGTCTTTGGTAATCAGGCTCAAGACCAAGAGCGAGGCTCGTTTGGTGTGTCGATTGCCGAGGCTGGTGTATTCCCGGAATCCTAGATGAGTCAAGGCGAGATGCCGGCCAGTAGTAGGCGCTATGCCCCATGCATATTGTGCATCCAGTTAACGATCCTGCTCTAGTCAGTTATCACCGGCCTGAGCTGGTCGATTTGCTGCCAGGCCTAGAGCTGGCTTTAGATTGCTGGAATCTGCTGAGCACAACAGGTCGCGGCTCCGTAAAAGGCAAGTATCTAGGCAAAGAACCTGGCGAGCCCTCCAAGGCGTATGAAGCACGTCTTGGTAGATCGACATATACACCGATTTATCGCGATTCAATCAAGGCCTATGCAGGGTTATTGAATCGCTTTCAACTGGTCGATGTTCCGCCTAGCCTGCTGAATTCTGAGACCAATGTAGACCTGCAGGGCTCAAGCGTCCAGAGTTTTTGGAATCGCTGTGACGAAAACGCCATCAGAGACGGTGGCGTTTATGTCATGGTTGACATGATGCCGGAAGTTGCGGATAAAACTAACTTCTTTGATCAACAGCGTGACGGAAGGCATCCCTATCTAATCATGGTAGAACGGAAGGATGTCATCAACTGGTCTGTCGAATACAAGAACGGCAGAGAATCAATACAACATGCGACAATCCGCCAGGTTAAGTCGTTTCCGATTGAAAACGGATACGGCACCAAGCTTGAGCCTGTCTACTACGTATTGAAGCCAAATCTGGTAGAAGAGTACCGTCTTCAGAAAAAAGATGGCAAGTGGTTCCAGGTTTTAACTGACAGGGTACAGACAACGCTGCCTGTTGTACCCCTTGTTTGGTACGGTGCCTCCTCCAGCAGATTTGCTCAGGGCGACATCCCGATGAATGGACTTGCCGAATTAAGCATCCAGCACTTCCAGATGAGGTCCGACCTGACCGAGCTGCTGCACAAGTGTGCCATGCCCGTGCCTGTCAGGAAGGGCGCCCCTGTTGGACCTGATGGGCGGCCTGCACCCTTGGTGCTTGGTCCGAATACTGCGGTTGATCTTCCTGGTGAAGGTGGTGAATTCAGCTTTGCTGAGCCAACTGGCAAGAGCCTTGAGCGCCATCAGGCCGAAATCAATCATATCGAATCCTTGATGGATCGGTCTGGATTGAACTTCCTGTACGGTGCCAATATCAAGACGGCTACGGAGGCTTCTCTGCGTGCGTCCCAGGTCGCCTCACAGGTTTCGGCTATCGTCCGCAACAAGACCAGTGCTTTCTCTACGGTGATGAGGCTTTGGGCCGCCTATGCGGGTGAGATTGACTCGATCAATCCAGAGTCCGGTATCGCAATCAATGATTCGCTAATTAACCGCCCGATTGATCCTAGTGGTATCGCTCAATTAGTAAACCTGTTTAATGCAGGTCTGCTGAGCCGCGAAACGGTTCTTAGTGAGCTGCAGAGAGGCGGGGTTCTTGATCCTGATATCAAAATTGTTGAAGAACAGAACAGAATCACCGAGGAAGAGCAGAAGAGACTGGATGAGCAAGTCGCTGTCGCTGAAGCTGCCAGGAATACCGAACCTGTAACTCAGAATCCGTTGGCAAACCAGTAAGTAGCTTATATAAATAAGCATGCTATATTTAGTTAGAGATGCTCGTCCCGTGATTTTAGCTCGTTTTGAATTTAGACCCGAAGAAGCGCATCGCTTTATAGAGTCTTCAGATTCTTCTCAAAATATCATAGAGCAGATTTTTGTGTCGGTCGACGACCTGATCGAAACGACCAAGGAATTTGAGCCCTATCTGCTTGACTGCACGGCGCTTGTCAATGGTAGAATGCTTTGCCTAAGCTCTTTTAAGACTACATGAGCCATCCAATGCCGCAAGGCAAATGGATAAAATCACCGGGTGGTAGTTTCGCTTACCAAGTCATAGGTCCTGTCTGTCGGCTTTATGACAGGGAAGAGCTTCCTTGGCCCTGTTGCCGGCTTGGTTGGAAAACGAAAGAACCAAGCTGGAACAGAGTAGGCAAAAGATTTGTTGCGGACATTGCTGCGTCCAGGTGTCCAAGCTACGCTGTAATGGCTATAGACCAATGGGGGAACGAATGGGAGCAGGTGCTGACCCTTTACAGCCACAGGCTGAGCCAGAACGAGAAGGACTGGTGGATAACGAAGAAGCCCCAGGACAAGCCGTTCCCAGAATTAGAGGTCTTAACTGGACGGAAATTTTAAGAAAAACTGGGCTGGAGACACCTGGATACCACGAAACAATAGCTAAGATGAAGAAAGAAGGAAGGATCAAAGGCTGATGGGGCTCTATTCGACTGTCTATAGTTCATTCGAAAGGCTCGGCACTGAATTCCTCGGTGAGTTCCAAACCAAGGACTTGGAATCATTGATGGAAGAATATTGGCTATCGCCAAACGGGGAACTGTTCTTCCTGAACTATTCAAACTGCTTTGAGGCTTTTGTTAACGATTTCCCGAAGAACTTTCTTGACCATATTAGGTATGAGCCCACTGGGTCTCATGCCAAAATGGAGCCGTGTGCTTACAATGGCTTGCTGACAATTTATACAGGTCGCAACAACGAGTGGATTGAAGCCGATCTTTACCTTCAAGACGGCATTGTCTCGTTAATATTAGACAAGAGACACACTCCATCAAAACGTGAGCGATCTGCTGCAGGATCAGTACAACCGCTATCGTCGGGCTGGGCAGCTAATAGCGGCCTATCTTGAGCGCCCTGGTAGCGACTTCCTAAGAAAAGCTGAAGATGCTGGTGTCCTAGATGAGGCAGAATTCCTGCTGGAGGAGACCCGTGCCTGGCTGGATGACGACGACTACTACGAGGATCTGGCCTGGAATAGGGTCAATGGAACCCTCTAGCCTTTTGCCTCGGGGTTGACAGAAGCAGGCTCAGGGGTTATGGTATGGGAGTAATTGGCGGGTTTCACCCATGACTGCTACCATCCAACGCCGTTCCAACCGGCCCCTGACTAAATATGCCTGCGATTTCCTGGATGATTTCCTGAAGGGTAAATTAGAGTCATTCCAAGACTTCAACGAAAATACTGCAGTCAAATGCAGTATCACGAAGTCGTCTGCTGGTGAGGTTGCCTCTTTCAGTGTCTTCCTGTATCACGCCGAGGTTCTCCAGGTGATCATGGTCAATGAAGACGCTGCTTCGGTCAAGGTCAGCATTGGTGACCACTTCACTGATGAGGGCTATCCGAAAAAGACAACCATCGAACGCCTCAATGGCCTGCTCGATGAGCTTGGCTGCCATGGGATCATCCCTGAAGGCGTTCGGATCTTCAAGGACAGGATCGAGAACTTGTTTTACCTAGGCAAAGGTGACAACAAGGTTGCGGTTGGCAAAGGTCTTGCTACCAGGGTAATGTTGGCTCCAGACTCCGAAGAATTTATCATACAAGCAACTGACTTGAATTTTGGCAATGGAAGGTAATCCTAGGGAATATCCAATCTGGATCTGTCATGACTGCGGCCTAAGGTATTGCAAGGGCATTACCGAAAGGCATTATGCCACGTACCATACTGGCACATGTCAATGCTGTATGACTTCTGGGGTACCGGTGACAGAACCAAGGGATTACGGGCACTTCGTAGAATGGCCTGTAAGAACTGGCTCCGCAAATGTCAAATCGTTCGCGAATCAAGACTTGGGGGAAATTTAAAAACAGGGCTATCTTTGACTTTCTGTTCATAGAGCAAGAACCGATTGTTCCTTTAGATCCCCAAGTCACATTTAGTCTTGGACGTTATTACGGCATTGGATTCAGCTTCCTTTGCCGTAATTTTTTGATTGAATTTAATTTGCTGCCTTTGCTGGAGTACACCAACGATGGATTCTTTTAAGATGTCAACAATAAGGACACTTCCGGACTCTCTCCATTTGTACGAAGTCTTTTACCAGGACGGAACTTCGCGATTCCTGTATGGCAATGGCGGAGCGCATGCTTGGGCTCAATCAAGAGAAATTTGGCCGGCTCAGCAAATACAGGAGGTGGTACAACTGGATGACGCCTGGAAAGAAAAAGGACTCAACTGAATTGTTAAAATTTCCTAACAAGGAAGCCTAACCGGATAGCTCTGCTAGCCTGGCTGTCAACCAGCCATTTTTTTATGGCTCCGTTTCCAACGGGCTTGACCACTAAGCGGTAGTGGTGTTGAGTTCTGTATTAACCATTGCTTAAATCATTCAAGAGTCTCGCTGCCCTCGCCCTGTTGTTCTCTGCATTCTCCCCAGGGCCCGCAGCAGCAAGACAATGCACCGTGGCATCGCACTACGGCGTTGGTGACGGTTATCATGGCCGCACAACCGCCAATGGCGAACGCTTCAATGCCTATGGCGTTAGTGCAGCCCATCCAAACCTGCCATTCGGTTCTCAGTTACTTGTTTCTAATCCAAGCAACGGGAAAGTCGTTGTAGTTAAGGTTAATGACCGTGGTCCTTATGTTCATGGAAGAGGTATTGACCTCAGCTATGGTGCATTTTCCAAGATCGCAAGTCCAGGTCAAGGAGTCGCAACAGTTTGCTACTCACGGGTTGTCTAATTCTAGGGAGCCGTTACACTGGGGGCACTAGCCCCCTTTTGTATGGTTGAATTCGTCTTTACGAACGACCAAAGGACAAGAGCCCATCAAGAAGGTCTTCGTCGACAGCAATTCAACGAAACGAAGAACCTCAGAGGTCGTAACAGGGCACCTGCTAAAGGTAAGCGTGCAGAGCAAATGCATCTGCTTGGTGCAGCAGCAGAAATGGCAGTTGCTGTTTACCTTGGGCTTGAAGATCATTTATACTTGCAAGAAAAGCCCGTTCGCGGATCTTGTGATCTACCTGGTATTGATGTTAAATGCCGCTCCAGGCATTATTATGATTTATTGATTCAATTAGATGATGATCCAGATAAAAACTTTGTGCTGGTAACAATCGAGAACCACAGAACAATTATCCATGGTTGGATTAGTGGTTATGAAGGGATGAAGAAGGAATGGATCAAGGAGTTCGTTCCCGGCAGAGCGTGCTATGCTGTCCCTCAAGACAACCTGCGTCCTTTGGAGCATTTAAAATGTCTAGCGGTTGCTGCATAGACAGAGAAGATTGCTGGATTTCATGGGAAGAAGAGGCCGGTGAGTCCGTGCCAGTGCTTAATTTCTCCCCAGGGCTAGTAGAACAATTAGGCTGGGATGTCGGCGACGAACTTTATTGGGAACAAATAAAAGAAGACCCCGTTGTTTACAGTTTAAGGAAGATTGAAGATGGACCAGCCTCTGACAGCTTTGGAATTAAGGACCCGGATAGCTGAAAAGGCTTGGAGAATTTATTCTGGCGAAAGCGTAGATGATATGCCGATTGATTTCTATAGAATTGCTGAAATGGCAATAGTAGAAGTTCACACTAATGTAGATCGAATGCTGGGACAGCAGATCAGACACAGACTTGAAAAGCTACTAGATGACTAAGATGGATCTTAATGAAATCCATAGAATTATAGACGCTAAGATTCGCGACCACGAGCGCAGGGTGGCATTGGTTTCCGGTATTATTGGTATGTCAGTGATAATAGGCATCTTCCATGCCATTCGACTCAACAATTCTCTCCTCGGACAGTGATTTATCACCAGAGGAGTGGGAAGAGTTGTGTTCATTGAAAGATGCAATCTCTGATTCAATTACCAGTGTGCATCCACTGAAAATGGAGCGCTTTACGGAACTCTTCGCCAGATCGCTCGCTGGCAAGGGCGATCCCTTACGCTAGAATGGACAGACCCCTCGGCCCGTCCTGCTTTGGATAGCGATGCTGACATCTCCTGTTATGGCAGGGAAAGTGGATTTAGTTTCACTTACAAAATGGGCACTTATCAAACATCGCTTAGCATTAAAGATAATACATGCGATGAAGTTATTGATGCTTTTTCGAGATTCCTTCTTGGCTGTGGTTTCGCGCCGCAAAATGTCATAGAAAACTTGGTCGAGGTATCAGAGAGACTACAGGAAGCATGGTTCCCAGAGTCGATCAAGACTGACGACGAATAGGTCCCTGGCTGGAGCTACTCTCGGCAGAAGAAGGCCGAGTCTGGTCGCGGACGCGTCGAGGCGGGGAATCTATGCCTGACGTGCAAGTTGCCTCTGTAAGTCCAGGAAGTGCAAACCGCCTCCTAATAGGAGGCTTTTTTGCTGATAAGGAATCTTTACTAATCCTTTAAGTCTTGACATGGGTCGCCTAGGATGCTTATCGTTAAGAGGTACCAGGGGACTCCCCTACCCCTTAGCCCTACCCCCGAACCACCATGGAAAGATCTATCCATTTCTCTGAGGTCACCAATTACGACTTCAATGTCACAGGAGCGGACCTTGTCCTGAAGCTGTTCCAGGGTGACGATATTGTCACTTATATCAGGGTTTTCACTGATAATGTGGCAAATTCTGCGACCAGTATTCTGCCTAAGAAGACCCTGGTAGCAGCCAGGACTGCTCCTGTTGCGTCGGAATCAGTCGCTTCTCCTCCCATCGAGTCGGCCGATGCCGTGGTGGTCGCTACGCTTCCTGCCGTAAGCGCTCCGGCCAAGTCCGCTACCAAATTCAAGTCTTCTAGCTTGACTCGCCTGACGGCAGATCAGGTCAGAGAGATCAGAGCGAACTGGGAAAGAACCGTAAAAGCCTGCGGCACCAAGAACGCTGCAGCGATCCAATTGGCAAAAGTTTACAACTGTAGCCCTAAGAACATTTACGCAATTATTTACCGCTATTCGTGGTCCCATATCTAAGCCCGATATACTGTCAATGGACGAGCGTCCATTGTGTGTGAGGGTCTTGGGCACCGGTCAAGCCGGTGCTTTTTTGTGCTATCGGAAAAATGACAAGAGCGGGATCAAGACAAATGTCAAGAACTCATAGAGAAAGAGCTGGGAAATGGTACCGCAGACCAAAAACTTACAATCTCAGAAAACAGTTGAGTGAGATACAGAATAACGAAGACTTGCAGGACTTGAACTTGGGAAAGAGAAATCGCATTGAAGGGATGAATCCGCCCAGCTCCTGGGATGACATTAAAATTTCTGCCTGTGGAGAAAGCAAGTATCAAAAGAAACAAAACTAGGCAAACTTGTGCATGGGAGTCAATAAGATTCCCGTTCGGGAAAAATGGAACCGAATCAGTCCCGAAGAACATGGAATACTCCCGTTCGGGAACGATGGAATGCACCGATACATCAATGCCTGAAAGCTGTTGATGCCCATGTTGATCTGTATCTGAAGACTGGCGATGAATGGCATCTCCAGAAAGCTAACTCCTTAAGACTGTACCTGACTGAGCTGAAAACTTGGATTCATTCAGAAGAATCTAAGCTTGATTAGCTGTACCAGTCATTCATTCTTCGAAAATATCGAAGTCCAGAGGTGACGGTATGACTCTCTGGTCGAGTTGAGTCGCTACCCTTGTGCTTGATGATCATATCTTGGCGAATCGGCCCCCTATCAAAGTACACGTTGAAATTATGTTTGCTGGCTATATCTATGATTTCACGGACTGTTCCGCTGTTTTTCAAGCGTTCATGTATGATCAGCTCAGGGCGCTGGTCATACAATTCACCGTAGGCGTTATATTCCGACATAGTCAATGTTAGTCTCGACTATTTTGCCGATTTCTTCTTTTTCTTCTTCATTCCTGCTTTGGACATCGCAATTGCGATTGATTGCTCTTGGGATTTGCCTTCATGCATTAGCGTAGAAATGTTCTTGCTAACTGTCTTTTGGCTGCGGCCTTTCTTTAGTGGCATGAGACTTCTCCAGGTGATCTAGACACAAGATGTAGCAGATTGCTACGAGGGTACCCAGTAATACAATTCCAAGGCCAATTGCTACACCCCAAGGGAATACATCCATTGGCTACCACTTAACGCGATCTGCCCAATAAGCTGCCGACATTTTACCCTTAGCTATATTCTCGGCATGTCTCGCCTTGAAAGAAGCTCTTTTTGCTTTGTCGGCAGCGCTTTCTCCTTTACGAGGAGGCTTCGTCTTAGCGCCTTGTTCGCCAAAACGGATCGTTTTAATGTTATCGCCTTCTTTCGCGACAACAATATGGCTTTTGGTAGGGTGACCAGGAGTACGCTTAGGCTTGTTATAGCCGTCAACGCCTGCTCTTTCAAGCCTGGGATCTTTCTTCTTGGCCATCTCAACCTCTTTTCTTAGCAGTCTTGGCTGCAGCTTTGAAGTCAGAAGCCTTGGGGGCATTCTTGGACTTCGGGCTTCTCATTCTTTCTTTGCTACCAGCCTTGATTCTTTCGCGCTTTGCGTGAATATTGTCATAAAGACCTTTCTTGGCAGCCATCTTTAACTGTCATATCTTCTAGCTTTCCTGCTAGTACCACGGACGGGACTTGAACCCGTACGAGCGATGCTCGACGCATTTTAAGTGCGTTCTGTCTACCAATTCCAGCACCGTGGCAGGTGCTCCCTGCTGGGATCGAACCAGCCTAAGGTCGATTATGAGTCGACTGCATTCGCCAGATTGCTAAGGGAGCGCCCTCTGATCATAGGGGGTCAGGCGGTTATTCGCAACCGGTTAGCAAAGCTGAACGGATAGCGACCACTGGATGTATCGTCGTCGCAGGGATTCTTGTAAGTCCTGCCAGTACAGATTTTGTTAATAGAAGTTGCATCAACATCGAAATCTTTCGCAATGTTGAGCTGCGTCTCTCCCATCCGATTACGCAGACGAATTTCATCAATCTGGGCGTCACTAAAGAAGCCAGCACGGCGACCGCGCTTGATGGGGTCTAATTCCAGTGGAGGACGCCTCCTGACGCGCCTAACAACCTTAGAAGGTGTTGTGGGCGAGACATTCGTGATCCTGGCAATGGAATCCATGTCATAGCCCTGGCAACGCAGATTCCAGATTCGGTCTTCCTTGGGGATGGAAACCCTACCTCGCGGCCGTCTCATCAGTCTTAGAAGGGGTTGACAGCTAACCTTCTTGCTGCGTATTATACGTCCGGATCAGCTATAGGCAACGCGGTACCACCTATCCTGATCTTTTTTACGTTTTCTTAAGGATCCGCAAACTCCCCAACCTGCATGGCATCATTGCTGTATAGGCTCGCACTTTACAAAATGTTACGTTTAATCGCCGGCATCGGCCTTACGGTCCTCGCCTTCCTTCCCAGTTCTGTTCTCGCCCAATGGGCTACCACCTGTACTCGTGAGTACAACTCCTCCGTAAACCTGAGGAATGGTCCAAGCAAGGGCAATCGAGTGATCGCCTCGATCCCTAACGACACATACATCCGCACCCTGGATTGGGTTTACGGCGGAGATGGCATGCGCTGGTATCGCGTTGAGTACAGCGGTCTCGTCGGGTGGATGCGCTCTGATTACATGTGCCGCTGATGGGTGACATCACAAAGTGGGAGCAACCCAAAGATCAAATGCCACCAAGAGAAATCCGGATAACGCTTCCTCGCATCCCTCAGATGCCGAAGGATAAGTTGCCGATGTGGATCGCTATTGCCTCCGGTACTGTTAGCTGCATTTTTGTCACGCATCTTTTAAGTCAAATTAACGATTTAAAAAAGCAGCAAAACTCCGCAGAGCAGCGCATCAAAGATGAAGTCTTGATGCCTGGTGGTACAAATAGCTATAAGACTGAATTCAAGCCTGATCCAAATGTTGATACGGCGAAGGATAAGGTCACAGTAGTGGCTGAGCCCGCTGTCGCACCTGTCCCAGAGCCTGCTGCTGTTACTGCTCCGGCACCTGCGCCTGCTCCTGCTCCACCGCCGCCCCCACCGGCCAGGGGGCCTGGAAACTTGGATTCCGGTTACAGCCCATCCTATAGCCCTGGCCCTTCTGGTCCCGGCAACATGTGATCTAATCATGAAAATCCCAAAATTGCCGAGGTCAACTGTGTTTGGTTTAATTGCTTTTGCTGCTGGTGCAATCGGCTTCAGCGCTGTGTCGATCAATAATGATCGAATTGAGAAGCAGGAAGCCAGGTATCGCGACATCATGTATCGAACCATGATGGCAGATCCTGCTCAGCAAAGTCCAATTGAGCAGGTTGATTCGTGGGAAATTGCACAGGAAGCGTCTGCTGATCAATTGCCTCTTGATGCTCGCCCAGAACCAGGCATGACACCAGAACCTGGCTCGCTGCAAAAGCGAATTGTATTCAAGGATCCTCCGATGCCTCCTCCGGTATCTCCAGCAGTACGCCCTGGTTACGCCTTGGTTCTTGAGAAGACCAAAGAACTTGTTCCTCAAACCAAAGATCCTATTTGGAAGCTTGCTTTAGTAGATCAAACAGGAAAAGAACTTGGCACTCTTAAAGCCTTATCTGGACGAGCCAATCGGCAAGCGTCAAATCGTAACCAAGGGGGCAACAAATCTCCTTTACCTACTGGCGTTTACACCATTGACCATTATGGCATTGAACGTGGGCCTTTTGGCGATCCTGAACTCGGCAAAGGTTTCTGGGTGCCAATCACGCCCATGTTCTCAACAGGACGATCGGACCTTGGCTTTCACCAAGATCCTTCGTGGGGCAAATTGAATGGAGAATCTGGCACCAGCGGTTGTGTCGGTCTGGAAAATGCCGAGGCGACTTCTCAACTGGTTCAATGGATTAAGCGTTATCACATTCGAAAGGTAATAGTCCTTTCTTAATTGTAGCCTCTAGGATACACTTGCCCTGTCGTTGGTCTGGTTGGGCCAACTGCAGGGCAATAGGCGTTTATGAAAAGTGGGTTGGCGTAAATTTGAGTCAAGTTTTGAGTATTTTCAAAGGCAGCCCTAGTGTCATTATTGTTACTTGAAATTGGATTTGATATATTTGAAACCGCAAATCTTGTATCATCCGAATTGGATGATATTCCTAGCGAAGTGATAACTGCCATTGCTAGCTTGTCTTAACCCATAAGTTGGTGCTTGAGCCAAAGTTTCCCATGCAGGTATAATTAATCCCGTTGATTGTAGTTGTATCTCCAAATTGTCCGGTATTTGTATTGCTTGTCAGCATGTCTTGTGTCACGTTCCCCAGATAATGAGAATCTCCGTATTGGGAAGCAAACTTGAAGAAATAGTTGGTTCCGTATGTTCCGTTTGGCGTTGGATGTCTCATTGTTCCGGATCCACTATTTATACCTTTATAAGGAGCCAAGATGCTAGCTTGTGGCGTGTTTGTATACCATGCACCGCCACTGGAGTAAGCATATATCCATTTTCCTAGGCCTGACGATGGGTAATAGGATCCCACATCCATTCCGCTCGTATCACACCGGAATAAGGCGTTGGCATAACGGGCAGATCTTGCTGAGTTTTCCCAGACATAAATAAACCAAGGAGTAGAGCCAGTCGCTTCGTAAGCAATAAAAACAGTTCCGTCTGATGTGAAAGTCTCATTACCAACTGCTGTAACAATATTGGTGAACGTGCCATAACCGTTATTGGATGTACTGGTACTTCTTGCGTAATAAGTGCCGTGCAATGATGATGTGGATGTATTCGCCGTTCCAGCATTTCTACCTTTAAACAATATGCCATAATCACCATTCCCTGTATCTCCTTCTCTCATTTGCAACACCCAAGGAACGAAGCTGCTAGTACTTCTAGATGTTGCATTCCCAGGATTCATTAATATCGAGATCTTGCTTGGATCATTAATCGCATTAACAAAATCCGTCAACTGTAAATGAAGCTTATATGATGGGTCTGTTACTGCCCAAGTTGTACTTGCCCAGTTCGTGTTAGCAGGGATAGAAAACGTAGTTGTAACAACAGCCATTATCTGGACCCTGAAAGTTGACGCTCTTTCATGTCAGTATTCCATCGTGGTTCCGTGTATTCGATATCATTCCAGTGTCGAACAACGCCAGCAATAATGAACACATTCGTTATTAAGTAACTGACAAAAATAAATGTACGTATCAGTGCGACCTTATCAGCTTCTCTATGGTCATGGCTTGCCTTTTCACCGAGGGCCTTAGCCCATAGCCGAAATATCTGCTTCATAGCGCCCAGGAAGGATTCGAACCTTCATCGTCATATCCTCTGAAGACATTGTATCCAATGTCCAGGCTGGTGACCGTCTTGTCCAATTAGCTCGAACTGGGCGTGGCACTCCCTACAGGATTCGAACCTGTGACCGACCGCTTAGAAGGCGGTTGCTCTAATCCGCTGAGCTAAGGGAGCATGGCGTCGCCAGTAGCCGTTCTTGCCTCCCTGGCGGAAGACGCAGGTATCGAACCTGCAAAGGCCAGTCCCGATGGAACTGCCGGGAATTCCACCCGGAACGCTGCTTATATATTAGCAGGTATTGGCTGTTTGCAGTTGCCAGTTAATATTACAGGGCATCTCTAGGAATTGAACCCAGTACTCTAGGCTCCATGGCCTAGCGTGTTCCGTACACCAAGATGCAGGGCCCCTCCTGTTTGTGCATCATCCCTAGAAACCATTTTGTTGGCGCCAACAATATGGTCTCTGTCTGGGAGCTAAGCATGGAGGGGTTCGAGGAAGGTTAACCTGCATGTTTAATCGTGATTTAAAATCACGCGGCTGATTTCCCTCCCCATTTCCGGTTAGTACTGGGACACTGCCTACGCACCGGCAACCTTTAGCAGTGAACAGTCCGTCAAGCTTGCCAAATGGGTCGAGGGCTCAACCGTGGACCAAACGGGCGGGGGTGATCAATCCCCCGGCCTGGAAACCCAGGACTTAGCACACAGACCAAGTGTTAGAGGACTTGGCTGTCCCCTACCGACAGAGCAGTAGGGGTAGTTAGATAGATGACTTAAGCGTGACCGGCCTACCGACAATCGGGCTGGAAAACCAGGCGTATCCGAACAGAGGCTTAAGCTCTATCTCTTGCATTATACCAAGTCTTTGATACGATTGCGGACCTCCTCCCAGTCAATCGGCTTGTAGTTCGTATGTTCTACGCATACATTCTGGTATCTTTCGTCAATTACACCTTCTTCGTCTGCTACTCTTCTGTAATGTAAATGCCCATGAATATTCGCTTTATATCTAGCCAGGTTAACGGGATGCACCGGGATGTGAGTTAAGATGCATTTGTCAAGGTAATGACAACCTCGGATGTCGTCAAAATATTCCAAGTAATCATTAAGCTTGAAAATATCATGATTCCCCTTGATCAGAATTTTGCGGCCATGTAAATTCTGCAAAATTTTCAGCCCGCGCCTTGGAATCGCTACATCCCCCAGGTGGTAAACCTTATCTTCTGGACGGACAGTCTCGTTCCACGCTTGAGCCAATGCCTCATCCATCTCATCCGAGTCGTTCCACGGCCTGAGCTTAGTGCCGTCATCACGCAGGAACTGACAAACGCCCCTGTGGCCAAAGTGCGTATCGGATGTCAGGAAGGTGCGACTCACAGCCCAGGCACAGGTCTACTGCCTTATAGTCTAGGTGGTTCCCCTCATTTTCATGATCTCACTTCCTGTAGACGAAAGAACCCAAAGGGTTGAAGTTGTAGACGGAGAGTTGCTGGTCTGTCCCTCCTGCAAGGATTCGTATCTTCACCATGCCAACGTTCACATATGGCAAAGGAATGAAGATCAAAAAGAAGGTACGTTCATTGTTTCCACCAGAGACGAGACGATAACAAGCAACAATTATCCAATGGATGACTGTCCAAGCTCAAGACGCAGCGCTGTTGCGATTCAGTTTTGGTGTGAATCTTGTCATAACATTAATCAACTCAATATATGTCAACACAAAGGTCAAACCTTTATGGAATGGCAGTGGATTTCGCAAATTAATTCTGAAGAGAATACCCCAGGGTCGTAACTCCCTGGGGCCTTCCTTCCTGCTCAACAACGGGCCTTGGGCCTTGCGCTGAGGTTTACAGTCCACCCCGCCATATAGCAGGGTGGATTTGTTTTATGAAGAGCGACTTCATAAAACATTACAAGACCCCCGGATGAGGGCCTTCGGTTCGCGAACCAAAACAATTCTAATAGGTTGACACTGCCTAATGGGCGGACTACCGTACCAAGGTTGTTCTAGGTAGCCCTATGACCTCAGAGCTGACGCCGGTTGAGATCTTGTCTAATGACGAGATAATTGAGACTCATGTTCCTGACAGGCCTTTCATTGGATTTTTCATCGTGTCAAACGATCTGCTGGAAGCTGTCATTATTTCCAATTCCGGAGAATCTCGTTCACCAGAACAGAAGGCTCATTCAATCTTGAAAGCAATCGCTGCCGTGCTTCGGCACCAAAGCATGGATCCAAAATATGACGCTTCACCACTGCGAGCCGCATCCTGGATGGTGGCCCAATATATTGAAGCACAAGCATGCGCCAGGGAAAATGAATATCACAAATGACCACAAGAGGATAATAGAGTCGCCCGAATCATTTGCAGACGAACTCGCCGAAGCAATTGAATTAAAGCTGCTTGGTGCAGAAACTGTTGATGGTGTTGACTGGCACTCATATGCCTCTAAGCTCCTGTCCGACTACCACGAGGCATTGACTAGTACATACCTGAACCAAAAGCCGCTATGGCGTGAGCTACATGAATCAAGCTCAAAGCTTGATCATTCTACTGGCGTTCATATCGTTTACGGACACCTCATTAGCGCCATTGGTGACCGAATCGAGGTTGAATTCGGTAATTCAGAAGTTACTGACTTTCTGAAGTCAGAAACCAAGAAGGCGTTAATATGTGAATAGATAAACAACTCTCATGGGATTGGCCCTTACTGTCTATCTGGCAATCGCCTGGGTAGTCTTTATGCTGATTCTACTTTGGATTGCCAGCAAAATTCTTCCATGAAAGACGACTCCCTGCAAACTACAGAAGACTGCTGCAATGTTTGGCCTGAGATTCGCGACTCTTTCGCGTGGTTTCAGCTACAAGATGCTAAAGGCGTCTACATGATGCCTTGCATCGAGGATATTGAATTAGACCCAAGATGGCGCGTTAACTTTTGCCCATCTTGTGGAAAAACTCGTCGAATGGTTGTCTGGAACACGAACAATGACTGATTTCAACGGCTCAATTGTCCCGACTCCTGAGGAAGTCGAGAATTGGTACGAAGAAGCTCCTATTTATGCTCGCGACGATGCAGACTACGAAGAGTTTATTGCCAGAAAAGCTGCAAAATGGGGAGCTGATCGGGAATTAGAAGCTTGCTGCAGGCTCCTAGAAGAAGTTTCCCATGGAGATTTTGATCAAATGTCCGATGTAGCCGGTTTCTTACAGGTAACTAGGCGTCCCACTATCCCTAGCTCCCTGAAGGAGCAAGCAATGAAGCTATTGGACAAGATCGAAGAAGGCAAACAGTGGTGGGATGTTTCGGAGCTGAAAGTAATCCGCCGTGCCTTAAGCGAGGTTCCCGGTGATGACTAATCATCGCAGAAGACATGGAAAGCTTTAATGATGACGATTGATTCATGTCATGACTATTGTCGAAGCACTAGTGGCTATTACGGTAATCGTCTGCATTACCATTATTTGCATGGCTGAGATCTGATTTTCCACAATCGTCTGTGGAAATTAATTATTTCTTAATGTTTGATATGCCTTACAGAAGATTCGACGCCTTCAGGGATTACGTCACCATAACAATCCTGGCAATGGGATTGGTTTTTATCGTATCTATCTTTGTGATCGACATCACCAGCCCTTCTGTCCCCCAGAAGCGTTTTGAAGTCGTCGACAAATACGAGAGCTGTGACGTTGTCCGCTACACCACTCCATCTAATGAATGGGTTTATTTCTTGGATTGCTCACCGACTAAGCCAGCAGCCCGAAAAGCCTTAGAATAGCCGCGTTCCCCACTACCTCCTAATGCGATCCCCCAGCAAGCGAAAAACCTATCGGTGCTTGCTCGGCAATGAGCTGATGAAGCACGTCCCGCAGCATCACCTGATAGCAGGTGACATCGTTCCGGTGACCGCCGCTCGTCAGTTTGTCGCAAAGCATCAAATCAAAGCCCCCGCCTTGATTTTGGTAAAGCGCACTGAGCACACCACAGATCGCTTCTACTGGTCAGCTAAAGGTATGTACGGCGCACTATACGCCGAGCATAATTACTTCAACTTCTCCTGTCTGCGAAATCTGCATTCAGAACTCTGCAAAAAGGGCATTCTGGAAATGGACTTCAGTGCAGGACTACTATCGGCAGAGGCTGAAGTCGAAGATTACAGATACGAATTTGCCTTTATTTAAAAAGGCGAAAAATCTGGAAAATTCTGGCGGTCCTCACAGGCCGCCACTATTGTTGAAACCAGCAATGTAACCAATAATCAACCCGCACATAAAAGCAATTAGCATATACAGCAAATCCGAGACGAACTCGATAAACTCCAGTACTTCCAAGCTTGTCATCAACCTAGGCAAAATAGGTTACGTTCATCCTCATTATAGAGGACGGAAGTAAGCCGACGCGGAACGTATTCGTTCATTCGCTATTTGGAAATAGCGAACGGAAACGCCGACTGAAGGAACGCCTTAACCCACGTTAAGGAAGACCATCATGTCTATCGCAGTGTATCGCGGTGTTGCTTATAACACCGACACCCCCAAACAGGAGTACATCCGCTGGTGGAACCTGATCCATCATGATGCCTCGCGGCACCTGATGTATCGCGGTCAAGATTACAGGCCCTGTCAGACCAGCGAGACTCATTCTTGAGCTTCGTATAATCTGCTACAATCCAATCGCTTGTAAAACACCATGGCCGAACTGGTTCTGATCCAGCGACAACTGAAAAGACAGCAACAGCTCAAGAACCACGCACTGGTACGCTGGAACCACCAGCAGGAGCGTAACCATGCCGCTATTAAAGCGCTGGGAGAGGCCCTCGAAGCCTCGAAATAGAAACACCAAGAGCCGTCAGGCATCAGCCCGCTTGAGGCAGCTCAAGAAAGCCACCAAAATGCAAACCAAGCGACTCCAAGAACGGGGTCGCTTTTTTATTGGCATCTTAAATGCAGCGCAAACATAATGAATCCAGAAAAGCAACGCACCAAAATCAAAGAAGCATTGCAGACTGCTTATAATGCCACCACACGCGAGATCGCACAGAAGGCAGTCAAGAAATACGAAAAGGCCATGAGGAAGCTATCAGGCATTAGCAAAGAAGACAAACAAAAATAACCATATTGGGAAACTGTTAGGCGTGAACTGATAATCATGCTTTCAACTGCAATGCGTCTCAAGATGGAGTTCATTTGTGAACGCATCGCAAAAGGAGCACCGGTTGAGTTCACGGATATGACCTGGATACAAAAATTAGCAGATCGCAATCCCTCGGTGGCTACGGCCTTGCGCAAAGCACGGCGGGCTGCTATAAATACCGATGTTCCAAGTGATGGCTTAGACGCTTTCATGGCTGATCTGGACATTGGTGATCCAGATCCATCCAACCATCTATCCGGTCCACAGGATCCAACCACATTGGCGGAATGGTTCAGCAATCGTCAATCATGGTTCCGTGGACAATCCAATCTAGAATGAAACATGATTGTCATCCCCGAAAGCAATTTGAATGATTGGAAGCAGTCTTATTTGCAATTAACAAAAGCAGAAAAGACGACACAATCGTACATAGATTATGTTGCTCATTGTGCAGCACAGTGGGCGTATCGACAAGGGATGATTGACTTACAGCGTCTAATCGACCAGGATTATCATTAAGTTATACAACAAACCGTAGATTAGCTTAAATCAAAAGAAAAGCAGTAGAAGTGCTGCATGTAGTTGCACTGAAGCAGATCTGTAGCTACTTTGGTGTGCCAGCGCTTTAACGGCCATGCACGATCCAATCATGGAACTCAGAGAAGATATTTTGAACTTCATCGATGCAACGGTTGAAGGAACCGACAGCGAAATAGCACGAGTCGGTCATCGTTTCGCCCGATTGATCAAGGAGTATGCAGAAGAGTGTGCATTGGATGATGCACGAGATTTCTTCGAGCATTGTTTAGCAGCAACCAATGAAGTCCAAAATTCCAACCGGTAAAAAATTCCGGAAAATTCCCGGTTCATTGTAACGGTTGGATTGGTGTCAACAAAAAGAAAGTGGACAAAGAAAAATAGATTATATATTATTTATAAATAAACATTACTAGAAATATCCTTTCCAAAAACAATCATCATAATATACATAGCCGGTGTTTTATGGTAACGGAGTGTAACGTAGTTACTATAAAACCCGGAGTGGGTTTAGCGGAATGAACGTAGTGAATGAAGCGTATAAAACCCACGGAAGGATTTAAGACTCAGGTGACTAGCTTCTAGTACCTAGGGTATTTCACTAAAGGTTAGTTAAGATGCTAGAGATATATATTATTTATAAATATGGCTGGCAACCGCAACCATCCCTTGGACGCCATCGATCAACCCGGTCAGACATCCGTTGCTTTGGCGCAACGCACCAAGACCATCCTGGAAGCTGAGCTGCTGCGGTTGATTCAGCAATGGGAAGCAGAGACGGGCTGTGTGGTGCGAGATGTGAACCTGACGCATTCGTTGTCGATGGGTGAATCACGCAAGACGTATTCGGTCCTGGTGACTGCTGAGCTGTAACGCTGTCAGTGGCCTCTAGAAGCGCCTAGAAGACGCTTCTGGGGGCTTTTGGCTGTCTGTGTACCATCAGGGGTGTTAGAAGCCCTCTCTAGGGCCTTACAGAGCTAGGTTGCAATAAGCGTTATCCATTCTCAATAACTCGACTTATTGAGAATAACTCGGTGCTCACGCGATATGTGGGTATCGATTTTTACAAATAAACAGCGAATTACCGCTTTTCGGGGGGAAGGGGTAGCCCGGCCGCTTAACACATCGAGATCCCAGGTGTCAAGGGCGATTTGCGGATTGTAACGTTAGGTCCAGAGTACCTGTGTGAGGTGCAGATACGCAGGACACGCTTAACCACTAGTTTGCCGAAGATTTTGAATGGATGATAAAAACGCGCAGATTTTACCACCTGTGCGCAAAAATGTATCGCACTGCACAAAAATCGCTGAAAATCTTAATGAAACCTAGAAAAAGTTCCCGCCGCCCGCCGGGCGGGGCATGGGCATGTAACGAAATATTACAAATCCGGCCCGGATCCGGCTCGGGTGCGCCGGCTGGCGCGAT